TTTTTTTTTTTTTTTTTTTTTATTATTACTATACTAGAAGAAACCATCAAATTTTCTTGCTGCAAAGTTGATCAATCGACACCGGCTTGAATTCAATTCAAGGCTTTTTCCAGCCGGTGTCGATTGAACAGCAAAAACTAACTTTTCATCAAGCTTTGCCGCCTACTTTCTATACACGTTAAGCCCCATAACGGCCGGGGTGTCACCGAGCCGGACATTCCCCTCGGTCGAGGCGATAATGGTGGTCTTTCCGGTTTTCGACCGGCCAAAGTCGGCGGCCAGGTCAATGGTGACGGTCATAATGTTGCCGTTGATTGCGTATTTCACGCCTTTACCTACTGCTGTTTCCATGTTCATTCTCCCTTGTTGGTTATACCGGTTTGTAGTAAGACGTTCCCTTGCCGGCATTTCGGAACATGATATGTCCTTCCGGCATGGGACACGGCGAGACATTCGCCGTGTAACATGTGTTTCTCCAAATGCCGAGCCGGTGCTGCCAGTCGGCGTCCTTGGTTTCGATGAAAATTTCCCCACGCGGGTTCATGACACGCTTTCCCTGCCATGTGTCCCAGATGTGAAATGTGTCCCATGATTGCTTTTCCACGGTTCACCTCCTATGGTTACTTTCTATGGTGCCAGTAAGCCGGTCAAGGGTTTGGCCGGCTTGCTTGAATCATAGACTATTTCCTTCCAGGAATTGGTCGCGGCTTTACCAGCCGCAATTTCCCCTCAACCCGATGCAGGGAATTTTTCCGGGAAAGGATTGTTGAATACAGGTCCAGCTGCCAGCCTTCATTCTTTGACTTTTCGCTCATGACTTTTCCTTTCGTGGTTTTCGAAGAAAATGATCCGGCCACGACAGCCGGTATCACCCTTGGGTAATTCTGTCCGGGCTCAATACCCAGCCTTGAGCCTTGCCTTGTGGAGTCGATACGGAAACGGCGGGTTTTTCTTCATATTTCCATCAAAACGCATAGCCGGGGCCGGAAGAAAGAGGATGAAATTCCGGGTAGTTTTCCAGCTGTGCGCTTTGGTGGGAATATGAGCCGGGAGGGGGTTTCCTCCCGGGTAATGGTGGGTTATTTCCTCAAAAATCTGGTCACGGCCACGATCTGGCCTTTTTCGTTTCGTATCGCACTTTTCCCTGTATCGGGTGCGATCACGTCCTGCCGGTTGGTCGCGGCGAAAACCATGCCGCTCACCAGGACCAGCACGCCATTTTCCTCATCCGGCAGGCCGGTGACTTCGCCGGTTTCCACTTTTGCGGTTTCCACGTAAAAGGCGCCGATACTTTCCGGCTTCTGGATATAGACCTGTCCGGCCGGAATTTCCTCCACGGAAACCCGCGGGATGGTTCCAGATGGCGCGAAAGAAAGGTCGTTGCCGTCGCCCATGCGATAAACTATCGGATGGGGCGTGCAGTTTAAAATTTCCATAACACTTCTCCTTTGAGTTAAACGGTTACCAACAGGCAAGACTTTTCCTGCCAATTGGTAGCAATTTAACAAAAGTGGCCGCCGGACAACTACACAGCGGCCACTCTAAATTTTCCAGTAGGATATTTTCCATCGATATTTTCCAAACGGAAACGTTATATGTAGGGCCAACATTTCAGGTTTAATGCCGTTCAGCGAAGTCCTTTAGCGCACGCGCCACCTTCACCTCACACCCGCCACTTAACAACCAGTACCGCGCAAACACGCAACAGTACGGGCAGTCGGCCTTGATTCGGTTGGCCGGCAACAGCGCCGTCACCACCCCGACAAGCTTCAACCTATATCTGGCCCAAACGTCACCGTTCAGTATGTATCGGGAAAATACCCAATGCGAGTTATGCACGTCGCAGTGCCTCTCATGCCTTGGCAGACTATCGGCTTACGAGTTGCCGGTGGGACTCAAGGGCGTTGCCGCCTTCCCCACCTGTCAAGCACACTGATGTCGCTCACCGTGTCAAGCGCTTGTTGTCTTTTACGATGCACTTGCAAGGCAAGAAATCATCAACCGCTAAGTGCCAATCTTGCATGGCAGGGCCTATGGCAGTCGGATACCATAAGCTTTTGTGGACTTGATTGTTGCCGTCATCGCCTTTCGGCTCTGGGATTTGATGCCAGAAGTACGCAGCAGCACGGTCATGGCATCAGTGGCCATGCTGCCGGTGGGTGTGACTAACCAGTGGTTACCGGGCACCATATTGCGGCGGGTTAGGCCATAGTGCTGCCGGACCAGTTCGGCCAGTCGTCTTTGGTGTCGCGTATCGACCGGTGGAGTCGCCGCAAAGGGCGAGCAGGTCGGGCGATACGTAACATGTTACAGGATAATATGTAACCGAAAACGGTAACATGCTATCCTTTAGCATGTTATTTAGATACCGGCGGCGACCAATAGCCCAAAACCGGTATTGATACCGGTGTTGTCTCAAACGGTAGGTAAGGGCGGTTGAACAGCACGATTGAGCGAGTCCTGCAAATCCGGCAAAGCATTCGGGCTAATAACATCATTTTTTTTTGAACTCCTTTTTGGTTTGTCGTTTTTGTTGGCTTACACTCTATAGGGACGTTAAAAGCAGGTTTTTGTGGCATCGTAAAAACTTTTTTTTATTAGTTGTACCTAACAGCAAAAAACCGCTGCTTACACTATATAGGGACGCTAAAAAGGTCTTTTTGTGGCATTTTTTTAAAAATATTTTATCGAATTTAAATAATATGTTATAGCATATTTGTTAAAAATACGGATAAAACGTGTTGACTATGATTCAATTTTATATATAAGGTAGCTCATACGGTATGTATTTTTTAACTAACTCATTATTTGAAAGGGGATTAAAAATGAAAAAAAGAATCAGTGAAGTATTAGCAATTTACAACGCACGCATGCAGCGGGCACGTCTATCGGACAATGAGAACATAGAGGCATACATGGATGCCATGAGTGAGGCATGGGTTCAGGTAGTTGAAACAAACTGCGATGTGCTTGACGCAATCCGGGAAAAGTTTGGTCTGGAAGATGATAAGTCGGCTTTTAGCCGATTTGTAAAGAGAATCACGAATAGCAAGAAAAAGCAGGAAACACGGTTAGCAAAACATGAGTGCCTTTCGATTGATAGCACTTTTAGGAATACTAAAGGTGAAAGCTACACTATCGAAGGTGCCGACTATCGGCAAGAAAGAAATACCCACCATAATGAAGTGATAGAACATATTGAATCACTCTTGAAAGAATCTGACAAGCCGATTTTTGAAATGTATCACATCAAAGAATTAACACGATCTCAAATAGCAGGTATCACAGGCAAAGATAGAGAAACGATAACACGACGGTTAGCAGTGATAGCCACAAAAATCAATGGTTCGGGATTGCGTGACATTCTTGATAGCAAGTTGAGTGAGAATATCGGCGAGATTACCGGCGCCAAACACCATACCGAACAAACCTACGATATGGACCCAAGCGAGTGCAAACGGATTGACGTTGCGGACCACAAGTCGGCGACGTTCAATCCACCGAACGATGTATCCTATGCAAGCAAGCTAAGCATTACAGTACCCACTAAAAAACGTGATGTTGACGGTGTCAGTGTTTTAGGCGCTATCAGGTGCGCTGATAACGGGTATCGCCGTATGGTTGAGTAACTATCACTAACCAACCATTAAAAGCCCCTATGCCGTATGGTGTAGGGGCTTTTTTTGTTTGTGCTATCTGATTTAAGAACGATAATTCGGGTAATTATTCCCCACCAATAAAGCAAGCGGGGAATAATTACCCACATGTTGCAGTGTTGCAACACAGTCGCAAAAATGCGACTATCCTTTAAGGATATATGTCCAAAAAGGATACACCACTTGACTCTGCGCGTGCCTATCGCGTGCTATCGTATATGATAGTTTACTGAGAGTCAAACAGGCTAACCGACAAACTAACCGACAAGGAGGAAACAAACAAGCCGAACGAACGAACGAACGAACGAACGAGACAAGCCAAGCCGACACGATACCGGATTATACGCTATAATCCGGTATCGGCGAGCGTTTGAACCAGCTATAAGCCTGCTATCAGCCTGCTATCAAGTATCCCCCCCCCTCACTTTATCTTGACACCCACCCACCCGCTTTATGGGGAACGGGTGGTAGCCGCATTTTTTTTTCAGGTTTTTCGGAATAAAGCTTTTTTTAAAATTATTCGAAAAAAAAGATAAAATTATCTTGCGCTATCTATAAAAATGAATTATGTCGAACAAAAGTGTCTTTTTCTTATTCGGAGTGCCGGCCATGGACTGGTTCAACCTTGAAACGTTCACCATAATCGCCTCATTGATATCGGCCATAGGCGCCGTGACACTTCCGGTCCTGATCCGCCTTTACCCTGGCGCCAGATGGCTGAAGGCGATTTATGCCATAGGCCGGGTTATCCTGCCCATTTTAACGAGGAAGAAACCTAAATGACTGGCCCGACATTCAAACTGGTTTTTGATGCTCCTGTCAAGGCAAAGCGTCCTCGTAAGAACCGAAACTGTTCTGGGCTCGAGAAGGACCACATTATCGTTAGGGCCTTCAAGGTTTATTATCTATTCAGAGAATGTGGTTATGTGACTACGCGGGATTTAATGAAACACACCGGGGTTAACATGGTCACTGCGCAGCAATATTTAACAGCGCTTTTAAAGGCCGGTTTTACACGTAAGCTCGCAGGCCGGCGCCGTGGGCGAGACCTTGAAAAATACGTTCTTGTGAGGAAGCCTATCGATGATCTGTGAAGAGAAAGAGATCGCCGGCACACTGTACCGGTACCATCCTGACGAAGATAGCCCGATGTTTACCGCGAGTTGGATAGTCACGCTGGACGGCGAGATCAAAGCGTTTATGTGCATCAAGCCGGACAGGGCTTTTGCATTTGCCTTTGGTAGCTGGGTAAATAGTTACCCGGGAAAGCTGAAGCTGACCACGGCGACAAAGTCGGTAAAGAAAGTCATGAAACAATTTGGGTTTGTGGAGATGGAAAGGTGCCGTTAAACAGGCAATTTGTTGGTGAGTTCCAGATATCAAAGGGTAACGTGGAAAACGTTACTGTTAATCTATGGGACGCTGTAAGAAAGTGCAAGGGGTCGAGTTGTGTTCTTGCTGATAGATGTGCTTACGCTGATTCAAAAAAAGATCCTGTAGAGGTTGAGCATTTACCATGCAGGGTTGAGCGAAGATATCTTGTTCTTGCTCTTGAACCGTATATAGAATTGGTAAAAGTTGTTAATGATCAGAGTCTTATGAACTTCATCGGACTGCACCTGGTGCCGTTATATCTGGATCTGTGCCAGCTTAAGATGGAGAAGATGAAGATAAAGAGCATAACCTATATAGACAAGAAGGGCGAAAAGAAAATTGATCCGCTTTTTGATGAGGTACGGAAGACGCATAGGGAGATAATGTCCCTGTGCAAAGCTTTTGGACTTAATGACTTAGCGAAAAAAGCCGGCTTCTTGAGACTGGGGGGCCGTGGTTCGGTCATTGACCCAGAGCTTCAGATGGACGGTGATGGTGACGCTTACGAAGAGATGGCTAAGGGGGGATAATGGCTACTTGGTTGAATGGGAATGCTGGTGTGTATCGGGTAGAGAATTTGGATGGTAACGTGGTTGACGTGCTGCCCGGGGGCACGGTTGAGTCGACGAGCGATTTGTCTGGGGATGGTTTCACGAATTCTGATAGCGGTGTTGTTTATTCCGGCAGTGCTGTGAATGTATCCGGTTTGGCTGCTGACTGGGTTTTCCCAAGGGTTGGAAATTATTTTGATAGCCTGCAGTTTAACCCTGGCGCAATATCTGACAGATTGATTGTGCGGGATGGTTCTGCAACGGGTGATATTATTTTTGACTCGAAGGCATCGCTTGATGGTACGCCAATGGCAAGAGCCTTTGGCGGACAATTTTTTAAACCCTATATTAAACTTTCTGAGTGTGTCCTTTCTGCTGGTTACCTGGTAATTTTTATTATCGATAGGAGTAAATAATAATTGCGAGAGTGCAAAGGCCCCGAGAATTGTGAACGATGCCCGATACCAGGGGCCTATTGTAAGGTAACAATACAGGCAAACAGATATGTCGAGGAGAGGCGTTGCAGCTACGAGTGGGCCCTGGAGCAAGTAAAGAGACGGTGCGCGGAGGATCAGTGGGAGAAAACACAGACACTGCGCGGTTCATTGAAGAGTCGAGAAAGCGGTTGAACCAGGCGATGGAGCGGATAAAAGAGATCAACCGGGCCCATGAAGAAGCTGGAAAGTCAAAATTAAAGTTTCGACGTGGCGCTAACTGCCTTGCGAGAGGGAATTAAAAATGAGGATGCCCTTCGATGATAGTTGAGGAGAAAATCACTGGAACTCTTTGCAGGTATCATCCCGGTTCTAAAGATCCAAAATATACAGTATCGTGGATTCTGACGGATGATAATGAGATCAAGGGATTCATGATGTCAGAAATTGCGAGAGGCTTTGGTGTTGAGTTTGCCGCTTGGGTTCAGCAACAAAGGAAGCCCCTGCGAGTCATGACGGCAGTAAGAAGCGTTGCAACAATGGCAAAAAGATTCGGGTTTGTTGAATTGGAGAAGAAATGAAAAAATTAATTATGGCTTGTTTGATGCTGGCCTTGGCTGTTTCGGTTGAGGCTTCACCGTGGCTGGTGTGTGATCCGCAAGAAGGCATCACCGGATATTCGGTTAGCATGGACGGCGGCGAGTGGATGGATCGGCCCTATGAACTCTACGATGCTACTTGCGCGAAGGTCATGGATCTTGATGGATTAGCAGTGGGCCAGCATTCGGTTAAAGTCAAAGCCTACGCCATTGATCCTGTTTGGGGGAGACAAGAATCAGAAGCTGCCCCTTTCGATTTCGCAAGACCGGGAGTTCAGCAAATTATAAATATGGGGTTAAAGAAATAATTCAGTGGAGCAAATAATATGGTCGAAATGGGGTTGGATTTAGGGCTTGGCCTTGGTGGAGGTGGTGGAGTTTTCTCTGCTGAATATGGCGTCGCATGGAACCAGACAACGGATGCTTACACTCGGCTTGGGTACGCCCCGTTTGTTGCAACGGCATTGGGTGTCAAGCCCACTGATTATCTATTCCCGTTTTCCACGCGCCGATGTGTGGTCTCGGATGCTGGAGTGGTCCAATACTACTTATCTCCAACGGATAGCACGAAAAAAGCTGATGGCAGTTCTGCGGGTTTGACTGGCACAGACGGTCAAGTTATGGTGGAGATATCTGCCAAATATATTAAATATTCTTGGGTAGATCCGGTTCACTCCTGGTGGATATCAAACGTTGCTTTACCTGGATATACGCTCCACCCTGCGTTTTCTTCGGCATCTGGTAAAGTCTATGTCGGAGCATATGAGGGCTATATCACAGGCGGGAAGCTCACCTCGATATCCGGTGTGCTGCCAACCGTGAGCCAAACCAGGGCGCAGTTCAGGGCAGCGGCGGCGGCACGGGGCGCGGGATGGCATCAGCAATCTTTCTGGATCGCGGATCTGCTGCAACGACTATATGTCATTGAATATGCCGATCTTGATTCTCAGGCCATGTTAGGTAGGGGGATTGATCAATATTCGATTTGGCCTGGAACGCCGCAAGCTCTGACAGGCAATACAAATGCAATCGGTAACGCATCGGGTAGCAACTCGGCAGCTGTACTGGTTTGGGCCGCTGCAACCGCAAAAACCAGCGGCCAGCTTGTAACACCGACAGTGGCAAACAATTATACGTACCGCTGCACCACTGGAGGCACCACGGGGGGCAGCCAGCCGACATGGCCCACCACGATCGGCGCTACTGTTGCAGATGGCAGCGTGGTATGGACCTGTGTACGGATAGGGCAATATGTGAGCTATCGGGGCGTGGAAAATCTATTCGGCCATATCTGGAGATTCGTTGATGGTATCAATATCCACAATTCAGCAGCTAACCGTTCACGCGCCTACGTTTGTGCTGATCCAGCCAGTTTTGCGGACGATACTGAAACAAATTATTCGCTGGCCGGCATTCTGGCAGAGATGGATGGATATGCGCGGAATCTGGCGGCAACAGCTCTTGGTTTGTTTCTGCCAGGTGGCACATCTGGCGGCAGCTCTGCCACAGGGCTCGCGGACTATTATTACACCTATTTCGATAATGGCAATGACAGCGGGTGGCGGGTCTGTCGGCTTGGCGGGTATGCGTCTAACGGTCTCGGTGCGGGCGCGTTCGTTTGGGATTCGTATAGCGGCTCTTCGGCTGCGAGTTCGGATATCGGCGGGCGGCTCTGCTTTACAAAAACGTAATGCGCAACACGCGCGCTAACAAAAGCGGTTCAGAGAACAGGTGAAAATAGACCGTTATTATACATTGGCATAAGGAGTAATGATGATTGAGGAAAGTCTTGAAAAATTGCCAGCGACACAGCCTTCGCGCAGCTGTACGATCATCCGCTATAATTACGAACAGATCGAGAGAGACGGTGTGCAGTTGTGGCAAACAAACTCGGTATTCTTGTTCTCTGACACAGATATTAAAAAAGTTCCTATCGGCATTGTTGGAGAAATTAACCTGTCAAATCAATCGCTATCGGAGGCGGAAATTGACGCCATATTGAGATATTTTTACAGTTACCGGGACCAGTTCCGCACCCCCTATCCGATGATCAATATCGGCGGGAGTAACGCTTCGCCGTCTGGGGATTACCGGGAAGCCATCCAGCCGACAACCGGCAAGGAGCTGGCGTATTCATTGGTCAATCAGCACGGATGGACAATTATTTTTACGGAGGGATAGAGATGCCAAAACAGATACAAATTATAGGCGGAGAACTGAGAGAGCTGGATGTTGACGAAAAAAGCGTTGTTGCTATCCCTCCTGGGACAGAGATCATTTTCGAAGACACACTGGCGTCATTTGCTAAGACCGCCGGGGGAACCTCTAAAAAGTTAGTAGACGATCTGGTTGTCGAAAAAGAATTGTCTGACAAGAGATCAGCATCAAAAGGGAAATAAAGCTCACAAGCCCGAAGGATAAAAGTTGGCGGTTGGTGCATGATGGTAAAACAGTCCTGATGCTGTTCGAGTCAGATGGCGAAACCCAAACAGCCTACGAGCTATTCTGTGGGACGCTTGAGGAGTGCCAGAAGGAGATTGATAGGCTTGGTCTTAAAAAATAGTTTCAGCGGCTCTATCATGGGTTGCCGCTGATCGGCGCCCGGACGTTTTTGAAATAGGAAGCTTAGACGGTTGTATAAAGGAGTGAAGAAATGACACCAGAAGAAAAGATACTGATTCAAAACGAGCTTTCCAGGTTTCCCGGCGCTGGAAACGATGTAATTGGACTACTTAAGAGCGTGGAAGGCCGATGATACGAGCCCCATTTAAATTCCACTGCGCTTGGTCATGGCATAGTAGGCCCTCCGCAGTTAGATATGTCGGCACAAAAGACCAAACCTACTGGACCGCCATTAGTACAAACGGCTATCTATATCTGTTTTCGTACAACCACGCCACCGGAGAGGAGCAGTATAAAGCGCTTGGGAATCCAGGCGCAGATGATCACAATAACGGCTCTATCCATATATGCTCCGATGGGAAAATACTGGTTGCGTGGGCCGGGCACAACAGCGCGTCAATATTCTACAGAAAAACAGCAAACGCGGAGGATATCACATCCCTTGGAACAGCGTATTCCGTCTCGACAAAAGGCACTTACTCCTATGCTCAACTCGTCAATCTGTCGAGTGAGGGAATGCTTTTACTTTTTACCCGTAGACCTTGGATATCTTCAGATGGTGGCAGTGGAAGCGGCGTAACCACCACAGAACGGGTATGGGATATTTTGATATCAACGGATGACGGCGGGTCTTTCGCTCATCATTCGGTTCCGCTGTGGTTTGATGAGGACGGGTCAGTGGCATCGCCCTATACAGAGGTATGGGGCAACGGCGTGGATGAGATATATTTTGCCCGATCTAACGCGTTAACAGCATTCGTGGACCGGAAAGATATCCTTTTTGCAAAATACGTTTCAGGGGCGGAAGGAACTGCGGGGTCTTTTTACAAGGCGGATGATACAAAAATATGTGACTGGGCGGATCTTCCAATTATGGCGAGTGCGGATCTTGAGCTTGTTTGGGATTCGTCTGCCGAGGGTGATGAGAAGACGTATGCAAAGGATATCATTGTTGATGCCACAACAGGCGATATCGCTATAGCTTTTACGACCATGAGCTCCGGTGAAGTAAACACATACCGCTATGCCAGATGGACAGGAGCAGCATGGAATAAAAACGCAATCGTTGAGGCTGGATACGACTTCTGCGAAGTGACAGCACAACCCTCATACGAGGGGGGCATTGTTATAAACCCAGCGGATATCGATGAGGTCGTAATCAGCCGGGAAACCTCCACTGGCTCAGGGCATTGGGAGATAGAACGGTATGCGACGGCAAACGATGGCGACACCTGGACAAAAACAGAGGATATCACTTCAGCTGATACTTTATTGCCGGATAAGGTTGTCAGGCCCCTCATACCGATAAACTTCTCGTCGGAACTGCCCGTATTGTGGATGGGCGGGGGATACGCAGATTTTGACGATTACGAAACGTTTATATATACCGTAATTCCGACCAAGGCACCGGAGAATTTCAACAGGGACGCAAATTGCGTTGCATATTATGCATTTGAGTCAGGTGTTTTAACAAAAGATTCAGTTGGTTTTAACACTCTAACTGATAACGGCACCGTAAATGAAAGCACGGGAGCTGGAGATTTTAAAGAGGGTTCATGCTCAGCTTCATGCGTGGCTGCTCAAACAGAATATTTTTCTATTGCAGATGCTTCCCTTGATCCAGGGTTTCCGCTCAAGAACGGCGATGTGACAAAGCTTTTCAGTTTTTGTGGATGGGTGCGATTTACGTCACACGCGAACTATCGGACGGTTCTTGGTAAGTGGGGGGCGGTAGCTGGTACAAGGTCTCTGCTACTTAGGACTGATAGCGCTGGAACTCTTACGCTTTACACTGGTTATAGTAGCGGAGCGTCCACCCAATCGGTGCCGTTCGGTACCAATCTCGCAACGGGCGTATGGTATCATATTGGGCTCACACTAAATGCGAATACTAACGCTTATCATTTACGCATATGGGATACTTCAGCAAATGACGGTGCCGGCGGGATTTTAGGAACTGATTTAGACGACGCATTTGCAAACGCAATCAATATAGAGGGCGCACCATTACAAATCGGTGCTCAGGACGGAACAAATACATTTAACGGCCTGTTTGACCAATTTGTTTTTTTTAATGATATCCTCACAACCGAGGATATAGACGCAATACGTGCCGATACGTATTTCCTGGGGGAGGGCGGGGAGACTGAATTCTGGAAAAGCCTTTCTGATTGGGCGGCTGGGATCGACTCAATCCCGGCGTTAACCAACTCTCTTTCAACGGGCGACACCGGCGCAGGCGAAGAAGCATTTTCAGGCGCGAACGACTTTACGCTTTTGGAATCAGGCAGTGGCGTTGATTCAGCTGGCGCAACCATTGCGCTGACGGTCAGTGAGCAGGGTGTTGGCGCAGACGCGATCGCCCAGCTTATCTCTTCGATAGGTGTCCTGGATCAGGCGCTTGGCTCAGACGCCATCCCTATCTTGCTAAGTGCGCTATCTGTTCTTGAAAGTGGCATAGGCACCGATGCTATTAGCACGCTAAAATACATCTTAAAGCAAGTCGCAGACAGTGCTATCGGAACTGATACGGTGTCAAGCGTGACGGCGGCGCTTGCGGTCTTAGATCAGGCAACTGGCGAAGATGCGATCGCAAGACTACTAAACGCTGTCGCTGTTCTGGACAGTGCGACAGGCTCAGATTTAATCGACGTCATATCAGAAAGTATTAAGTTGATTCAAGATAGTGGCACCGGGACCGATGCTTTGACAAGCTTGGCGGCAATGATAGCCATTGCAGAGCAGGCAAACGGCGCGGAAATCCTGTCAAGCTTGGCGGCGTTGACCGTTTTGGATCAAGCTACCGGCGCGGATGTTATAAGTGCGCTCAAGACCTATCTGGCTCAGGTGCACGACGGCGCCACCGGCACTGACAGCACACCCTTGACGATCTCGGTATCAGTCCCAGTGTCCGACATAGGGGCAGGAGCAGAGCTGATAGCGCAAGTTATGGTGTCACTGTCTATGTCTGATTTCTGTGATGCCAACGACGTCGCATTGAAGTTTATTCAGCTTCCGGATGGAGCATATTTGATAAAGTTCACCGTCAAGGCGAACACGACCCGCTTTGATGCAAAGGCTAAGTCTTGCCGCTTTGATGCAAAGGCGAAACCTTTTCGTTTTGACACTTAACAAGTAAAACTTACTGGAGGAAAAATGCTTAAAGAAATTGGGAAACACATTACCAAGTGGACGATCACCAAGTTTGAAGACGAGGCGCACTTCGCGCAGGGCGACAGCTATGAAACGAGAGTGATCGAAGGAAACATTCTTCTTAACGAAGGCATCACTCTTATGCTGAACCTCTTGGCAGGCCTTGGTGGCACGGCCTACAACAACGCAAACGCTTATCTTGGGGTTGGTGAGAGTACAACGGCGGCAGCCGCATCGCAGACTGGTTTGTCTGGTGCGACCAAGACCTATAAGCCGATGGAAGCGACTTACCCGCAAGTGTCGGGGCAGACGATAACCTTCCGCTCTGTCTTTGGTTCTACGGATGCAAATAACGTCTGGCAGGAATTTACGGTGGTCAACGCTTCCAGCGACACCGGCACGAATCTCAACCGAAAAGTTGACAACCAGGGCACGAAAGTAGCTGGGCAGGTCTGGACACTCGACCTTGACATCACGTTCGCATAATGAGGGGTGATTATGGACTTCGATGGATCGGAAAAAATTGAAATCAGGGAAGGGTCTGACAACTGGGGACCATTTGTTTTCGGCTTATCGGGGTCCATTCCCTCTGGTGATACGATTGCCAGTGTAATAGTCAAGGCCTATGCCGGAACCTACAAGCCTGCCCAGGCGGTTGGAGATCAGACTGAAATTCCATTGATTGACGATGGGTTTGAGCCTGACATCGTAGACGACACAGACATTTCGATACGGCTCAAATATCCCGGCGACGACTATAAGGGGAAAACGACAATCGTGTTTGATGTCACACTCGAAGGCACAGGTAAATACCAGTTCTTTTGCCATCGTGTGAAAGTGGTTTAATAATGCAAAAAATCAACTGGTCGAAATACCGCGGCGACGGTAACAAGTGCATCGAGTTTGCAGAGGATAATGTGTGGGTGTCGGTTTACCCGCCAGGCAAAGAGATGTCGGCGCTTGTCCCTATAGGCGCGGCCAAGTGGTCGAAGGATGTAATGTGTCTGGGTACCGGTATGTCCTATTACGATATATGGACAAGGCCGCATCCGGGCACTGGCCGGTCTTACCAGACAATGTGGGAAGAGCAGAAGAAGATCCTTCGAGAGGCGTTGGCCCTTGGCGACGATGGATTGTTCATGTACTGCCTGATTGTTTTTTGTTGGCCGCGTGGGGACGGGAAATCGTTCAATGCGGTTCTGATTCAGCTTTGGAAGTTTTGTTGCTGGCCGAGTCAGGACATAAGGTTTTGCGCGAACAGTAAGGACCAGACAGGCCATGCTCATTATACCGAACTTAAAAAAATGATCCTCAACTCGCCGAACATTCTTGCCTATGTTGGAAGGAAAAACGTGCAAGAGCACGGGACACGGTTAAAGAATAAGCGTGGCGTTGTTGTCAGTAAGATGGAGGTTATTTCAACGGCGTCAGGCCTTTTCTCAAACATTACCGGGTATGCGTTCTCGGAATTTTTTGAAATGAAGAACGAGGACTTCTTTGCAAAACTTGACATGAGCATGAGAAACACGCCGAACGCCTTTGGTATTATAGACACAACGGTTAGCTCTAAGGCACATGTTCTGCACAGGCTTTACAGATCGTTTATCGAGAAGACCGATAGCAAGCTTTATTTTTCATACCGAAGCAGCGCAACAGGACACTATACTGACTATATCCATCCGAAGAACTCTGCCGCGCAGCTGGCATCATACAAGGTAAAGCATGCGCTGAACTTTGGCCGGTTTTTTTTGAATTTATGGTCTTCCGGATCGGAGCGGATCTTTTCAGAGGACCAGGTGGACGCCATCAATTTTATTGGCGCAGACGCTCAAGTGCTGAACCATTACCGGGTTATCGAGCTTATTCAGGAAACCAATAAGATTATCGATTCAGATAGAGAACTGGTAGAGGGCGGGTTGGAAAACGTCTATTCCCGTGATAAACAGCTTGGTGATATTGACGAGCACCTTTGGCCTGTAGAAGATGTCTATTCTTTCACAGGTACAAATACCGGAAATGGCATGATGACAACCAGAATGGCGATGGACATCCTGGGTGAAATGTATGATACTGAGTGGTCGGTTCTGGTTGGCGTTGACCGTGCACAACCAATGAAGTTGAGGACGAACGCCAAAACGATCATGACAACAGTTATCAAGGGCCTACCGGGGAGCCGGAGCAACCCGAGTGTTGGTGTCATCAATAAGAGAGTCGATCCGGGGGTTAACCGCGCCAGGCCAGAGGCCTATATTGATGGACCAAAGTATATCTATTTTTTGGTCCATATCGCAAATATATCAGACAACTCGATGTCAGCAATTAAGGCAGAGCTGATGATCGTAGATGAAGAGTTTGATGGTATAGATACAATCGGTTCTGAGAAATGGGGGATGTTTGATCTTGAGGAATGGACCTCAGAAATAATGCCGGCAACAAAGGTGAACCTTTACCAGCCGACATATGATAAGCAGATTGGAATGTTCACAGCGCTTCATGAGCTGATCGTTGATGGACGGTGGAAGGCGCCCAGGACTGGCATATCTGGGTCCAAGGGTGGTGACATTGTCATAGAGGAACTTGGGATGCTTGACCACGACCAGGAAAAGCGGTGGTTTGGTAGCCCAGAAAAAGACGCCAAGTATGGTGTCCAGGACGATTTTTGCTATTCTGCAGGATGGGGCCTGTATGGTGGCAAGTCCCTGACAGTTGAAAATTTCAGGCCGAGGCTCGGAAAGCAGTTTTGGGGCACTATGTTGTTGCCGGGAAACCTAATAGGGGAATATTGACGCAATGGATTATAACGAAATGAGTGCAAAGCAGATGGTTGAGACTATAGAGACCAGATTCGGTCGTGCCATTGGGAACCGTTTGTCAAGATTGGATCCGGAATGGGGGACATGGTCCAGGGAAATGAATTTGGTGCTTAGAAAGAGGATAAATTGCGGTGACACAGTCTCGAAACTGATCTTTTTTTATTGGATTGAGCACAGTAAGCTTCTTGAGCTTCACCATAAGAGCAAACTTCTGGCAAGAATCAAGCAGGGTAAGCACCTTAAGGCTATAAAGAACATCCGCAAGCTGCTATTGTCCCATAAAATCTAAAAATATCCACCAAAAGAGATAAATTTGAATTGACAGAACAATAATTTTATGCCTTTATTGAAGAAAATTTCAATAAAGGTGTGAAATTATGGATTTTACTGCAATTCAAGAAACCATCAATAACCTTCCAGACGAAGTCCTTTCCCACATATCCCTTTCGATGCCATGGCAGTCCGGTGTGTACCGTGACCAGAAGACCACTGATGCCGATGGTTTTAGTGTTGGCATACCCGGCGAGAAGGATATGGATTCCTATTCGCACGCCGACCTTCAGAAAGAGTGCTGGGACAAATTCAATAAGAACCCGCAGGTCAGCACGGCCACCCGTGGCGTCGCAGGCCGGATCACCGGATACGGTTTTGAAGTAACCTCTGAGATCTGGGAGATCCAAGAGGTTCTTGAAGAAGTGGAATTCGATCCGCGGAACCGCCTTTATCACTTTTGGCCCAAGATGGTAACCCGGGCCTTTATCGAGGGTGAGCTTTATTTGATCTTGACGTGCCATAATGACGGCTTTGTCGAGGTCGACTTCTTGGATCCGGCGCTATTGTCAACCAAGGGTGACAAGGGGTCAGGTATCATATTCCATCCGGATAAAAAACTCTTCCCATTGTTTTATATCGTCGATGGCGAGGATGCAGCAGGCAATAGTGTTGAAGTGCAAATCCCGAGCATCAACATTGCCAGGTACCCAGACCTTGTTAAAGCTGTACGCTCGCACAACGATTTTAATTTAGAATACCAGAAGTCGGCGCTTGGCGGGAAGACAGTCCTCGGCGGATACAAACGCTTCGTGGTAGCATGGGAACGTGGGTTTATGACCAGGCGGGCGATCAGCTACCTTCGAACGGTCATTGAATGGTTAAACCATTACGAAAACCTGAAGAAATTCGAAATTGACCACAAGAAATCTTCCGGAGCCTATGCCTGGGCCATAACCTTTGAGGATCCCAAATCGTTCAAAACGTGGCTCAATCTTTCAGATGAAGAGAGAGCCAAGACGGCGCTTATGGCTCCGCTCGAACCCGGTGCAAGACTCTTCCTCCCGCCCGGGTGCAAGATCGAGCCGAAGAACCCGAACCTGCCACGCATCTCTGAGTCCGACACTGACATCCTTCAGATGGCCATATCGGGCTTAAACGAGCCGGCAGACGTCACCACAGGCACCTCAAGCGGGACGTATGCCAGTGTGAAGGCAAGCCGCGGACCGATGAGCGATCGGACAAGCGACGAGGTGGCCGACTTCGACCGGTTCTACCGGCACGACTTTTATTCAGCCATCTTCTTCTTGAAAAGCAAGATAGCCGCATTCCCGGAATTTTTCACAGTTGAAGAGGCGGTGGCTTTTAAAAATCAAAAGCCGGTCTTCAAGAAGGTGAAGCGCAAACCTCAGTTCCTTATCGATGTCCAGTATCCGATATCAGACACCATTGATCTGGGTGCTCGGGTCGGTGCCATGCTGGGTGTCAAGCATGGGCCCTTGTCGGAAACGATCGGAATACCTCAGTCAAAAGCTGCAAGAATGATAGGCGTTGGTGCCTTTGGTGCAAACAGATTGCGTAAAGCGACTGAAGATAAAAAGTATCCAAAACTCGCCTACCTTGACGGTCTCGATCCGGAGGCCAAACAGGAAAAGGCGCTCGGCGAACCTAAAAACAAAGATGGTAACGATGACGATAAAGAGTGATCAAGACGACCTTTTGGTCCGGCTGGATGAACGCACGAAATACATTGTTTTCACCCTTGACGAACTTAAATCTCATGCCGACAACGGGGGCTGGTTGCGGTGCAGGGAGCGTGAAGGGCAGATTAAGACGCTTGAAGAGAACCAGAAGTCGCACCGATTGGGGCACAGATGGTATGTCAATTTGGTAATTGGTCTGGGGATAACCGAAATATTGGCCTTGATTTTTGCGAGGTGGAAACTTTGAAGAAAGCAATCTTTTTGCTGGTGATGGCGGTCATCCTATCCGGGTGCGCCGTTAAGGTGATGTACCGAGTGACAGAGCAAGTCCCAGGAAAAGGTCTCCTCATCTCTCACGAAGTGAACTATGAGCGGCCGATCTTTGTCGGGCAGAGCATAGGCGAATTGTCGTTCACAAGGGATGTGATAGGTTCACCGACCATAAAACTGACGGGCCAGAAGTCAGAGGCGACGAATTTGGCAGAGAGCGCAGCAAGGGTGGCCGAGTCCGCCGCGGCCATAACAAAGACCGGATTTCAAAAATAATTCAATTAAATTCAAAATTATTCTTGCAAAAGATAATTTTATCTTTTATATGTGAAAAATAATTTAGATGTGCTCTGGTTTGGCCACCAGGAGCACGGTTCCACCGGAGGGGATAAGACGGGTGTCCCGATCACACTCGTTTTTATCCCCTTCTTTTTTTTAAAAAAAGGAATCAAAGATGGAACTAAACGATTTCGCCGATAGAACGCCATGGCTAATCACCGCAGACAAGCTTGAGGCGATGTTTCACCATATTCCGGCCAGCGCCGACCTGCCGGCAGATTTATTCAGCTGGCTTCCTGAAGAAGATAAAACCTATCCGGTAAAAAATAGTGTGGCTGTTCTTCCGATAATTGGTCCGTTATTCAAACGCGCAACATTTTTCTCTCGATACTTCGGCGATGTGTCTATGACAGGCATTGCTAAGGCTTTTCTATCGGCAGTTGCAGATGACAGCGTGAAGGCGATTGTCCTGAATATTGACTCTCCAGGCGGCACTGTTTCTGGTACCGAGGCACTTAGCGATGCAATCTATTCCGCCAAGGGGAAGAAGCCTGTTATCGCTTTCGCCAATGGAATGATGTGTTCCGCCGCGTATTGGGTTGGAAGCGGTGTTGATAAGATAGTCGTCGAGAGCACGGCCACTGTCGGAAGTATCGGCGTTGTGATGGTCCATGTCGATTGGAGTGAGGCTGAAAAGAAGTATGGTATCAAGCGAACAGTGCTGACGGCCGGCCAGTACAAGGCTATAGGAAATGACGCTGAGCCTCTGTCCGACAAGGCTCGGAAGGTTCTTCAAGACCATCTTGATTATATATACTCGGTATTCGTCGCCGCTGTTGAGAGAAACAGGGGCGTTTCAAACGAGCAGGCCTTGGCCATGGCCGACGGGAAAGTCTTTATTGGCCTCCAAGCAGTTGATGCCGGACTCGCCGATACTGTTGGCTCTCTCGATAGCGCCATAGAAATGGCCATTCAAATGGCTGATAAAAAACAGAAATCTTCAATACACAAGGAGGCTAAGACCGTAATGGATTTAGAAACGTTGAAGAAAGAACACCCCCTGTTGGTAGCGCAGCTTCAGGGTGAAGTTAAGGCATCGATGGATGCCACGATTGAAGCACTCAAGGCTGACAAAATCAAGCTTGAGACAGAAGTGAAAGATCTCGGCAAACAAGTGGTAGGGTTGGAGGCCAAAATTTCAGATCAGGAAATGAAAGCCGCAAAAGACAGCGCTGACAAACTGTTCGACGGCAAGCTGGCTGCGAGTAAAGTCCCTGAGAAAATGTATTCCAAGGTTAAACGCGGCGTTTCTTTTGACGCTTTCTTTAAAGATGGTGCCTTTGATGCCGCAGGTTTTGGCGCAGCAGTCGAAGAAGAAATCAAAGACTGGGAAGGTGATCTTACCGAGTCTTCCGTGCAGGGAGCAGGCGGTCCGGGTCGAGAGATTGGAGCGGAAGATACCGACAAGGACGAAGATGCCATGGTTAACAAATTACTGAAACTGTCCGGTCAGGGCGAGTAACCAAAAAGGAGAAAAGTCATGAACTATGGAGACACCCCTTACGTGCAGCGAGGGGATCAGATCGATCGAAGAGAAATTTTTGGGCCGTGTAATCTTGGTGCAATTATTCAGCTTCCTGTAACAATCCCGGCTGGTTTTGGGTATATCCCGGCTGGAACTGTCATGGGCGCCATCACTGAGTCTACCTCAAGAGCTGGCCAGTATGTTCCCTACACCCCGCAGGATGCCGCCGGCGGACTTGCGGCGGCGCTGACGACCCTTTTCGGCGCTTCTTATTTGCTGGCCGATCCCGGAGCAGCGGCTACCGTCCTTGAGGTGACCATGGACGATTCCTATCGATTCGCTGTTGGTGATCACATCGCTATTCTGGACGGCGATACTACGGCTATTGAGGGCTCTGCTATCACTGCCATCGACCGGACCACCTACAAGGATAAGGCCACGATTGCCTGCTCGGCCATTACCGGTTCCGAAGATGTTGATATGGTGGATGGCGCATGTGTGATTCACCAGACCCAAACGGGTACGCCGTTTCAGAACGCTGTTGGTATCCTGGTGGGCGGTGTGAATACGGGTATTGGCGTTAACGCCAAGGGCGCTCAGGGTGTGATTGTAATATCCAACGCGGTCCTCAATTACGGTGCACTTTACAACCTTGACGCCGGCGCCATTACGGATCTTAGCGCCGTTGTGTCTGGCAATTATGTAATTCTTAAATAAGGGAGGGTAGTACAATGAGAGGTGATGCAATTCCCGAGCTGAAGCAGACTGCGCTTCAAAAGCTCATTACCAGATTCCAGACTGCTGCGAACCTGGTTCTTATGAAACTGTTTGGATCCGACCGCTACGAATCTGAGGATATCGAGTGGGAAGCTCAGGTTGGTAACCGGCGCATGACGCCGTTTGCTGCTGAGGATGCGCCGGCGCCCATGGTGGGGATGGAAGGTATTTCAAGCCATAGTGCCCGTGCTGCCTTTTGGAAAGAGAAGATGTATCTGGGTTCCTCCTTTATGAACAACATCCGGGAACCCGGGAATATCAATAAGCACTATGCCGCTTCCAAACTTCTGGCCAAAGAAAGCGCCAAGCTTCGAAACCGGTGTGATCGCCGTAAAGAGTGGATGTTCTGCCAGATGCTTACCCAGGGTGGATTCACCTATCTTGATAAGCGAGGCCAGAAGGTTTCTGTTGACTATGGTATTCCTGACACCAGTCTTCCGACGCTTGAGAGCTCTCGCTTGTGGAATCAGGACACGGCGAATGTGCTTGAGGATTGGTTCGATATCGTGGAGCATTTTGAATATGCTTCTCAGGCGGCGATCACCCATGCTCTGGTAACGAGTGAGGTTGTCCGGGCAATGGTTTTAAACAAGGGGCTTCAAACCTTGCTGCAAAAGTCCGCCTTTGGGAATGGTGATCTTCTGGCGAGGCCTGCTCAAGTAATCGGTTCGTTGCTGAATATCCCCAACTTTATTATTTACAATGAAATGTATGAGGTCCGCTGCTGGATGCGGTCCGCTCTGGCCGCCGGTGCCGGCCCCCATACCATATCTGTCGATGAGGTCGGTGATATTGAGGTGGGTGATACTATCTACGGTGTAAGGATCAACGAAAGCGGCGGTAAGCACACCAAGACCGCGGCCATGACGGTTACCGCCGTGAGCGCTTCTGCCGGCACAATTACAGCTACCGGTACCATCGCCACGGCACTTCGACCCCAGCTGGATTTCATCTATACCATCAGGAAGTTCCTGCCGAAAGACCGCTTCACTGTTTTTGCAAACGAGATTGAGGGGCAAAAGATTGCCGAGTTTGCCGAGGCGCCGTTCGATCTTGATCGACATTACGGCATCAAAGTTGATAGTGACGTGGTATGGGATCCGGATGGGGTCTTTGTTCGAGTTCAAAACAAAGGCTTGCCTTTATTGTTCCATGAAGATGCGGTCTATTCCGTGAAGGTTCTGTAAGCAAATGGGCCGCCGGCTCCCGGCGGCCCTGGTAAAAAAATAGGAGGTTTAAATGCCGTATATTTTGGATCAAGTTCCCGGTCCTTGGGCTGGTGTTAAAGAGAAGGCTTTCGCTGATCGTGCTCAGACGTTTGTAGAAGCCGATTTGGTCTTTCAAGAAGGGGTTGTAAACGCTTCGGCTGCTGTCAATAATACGCTCAACTTTATCCTTGGTGATTGTCTTTTTAGTACTGCTGGGCTGGCTATCGGTTCAACTAAGTCGAAAGTTGCTCATGGCGCGTTCAGTTATGCTATCAATGGGATGAAATACACTGTCGCTGCCAATGCTGCAGGTATCACTCTGCCCGCTGTGACCGTCCCTCAGAACCTGTATGGTGCATGGGCTTTTGATGTTGGAATCAACGGCGTAGTTGATGTTTGGCCATCAACAGGTAATTCTACCGGTTATGCTTCTGCCAATGTTGCTGTCTACGGTATTCCCAATCCGGAACCAGATCATATTCGTATGGGAGTCCTGACCGTTATCAGCTCGGATGCTGCAGGATTTATCGCGGGTACCACCCTTTTGGATGCCGGCGCGGTAACTGCTGTTTACCGTAACTTTTCGGCTCTCAAAACGGGTCTTCTCTCTTCTCCGAGAATGGCCGAAGATGACGCTACTGCGAATGTTGCAGAGATTTTTTCAGGCTTCACTTATATGATCAATGGAGCCATATACAATAAAGCCGTCGCCGCTGGAATTGCTTTGACCGGTGGCGTGGTCACAAAGGCTGCCAAGTTTGGTGCCTATCGGTTCTTTATCGATGCGGCCGGAACAGTAACCATGCAGTCTGCGCCTTCAGAGCTTATAGATGGTTCACAAAAGCAAAATTACCTATCTGCCGCGTCCGCTATTGCGGCCATGGATCTCATGCCTCCGATAGGCGCCACATGCTCTATCGCAACACTCGTTATCACCACTGCAGCTTCTGATTTCACGCCAGCCTCGACAGATCTGGGCGCCGGCGACGTTACGGATACCTGGTATGACGGAAAATATGTGCTTGAGAAGATTTTTGCTTAACGCTTTTTGGAGACAATAAATGCTTGAAAATATAAAAAAAGTAAGGGTTAAAAAAACGCTACTATGCCATGGTGGCCCGGTTGGTGGGTATGCTGCCGGCGATGTTTTTGAAGCGCCGTTCCCGGATGGTATCGCCAGAGAATTAAAGGCGGATAGTAAAAACATCCTCAATGGCAAGGGTACTCTTGAGATCCTTAACGACGGTGATGTTGATACAGAAAAGCCGGTGAAAGAATGGAAAAAGAAGACCTCTTAACGCTTCTTACCGACGACACGAGTATCGGTGCAAACCTCATAGAAGATGATATCTCTGAGGCCTGCGATGACGCAGCCGCCGATACTGGGTGGGCATTTCCGGTTACCGACACGTTTAAGATAAGATGGACCAAGCAACGTGCGAGGCGCCACTGCTATTTTAAGCTTTGGTCACAGTCGGCAAGGAAGTTCAAGGTTGAACAGCTGAACCTTAACCAGAGGTTCGACCACTATGGAAAACTTGTCGAGCAGCTTGATGCAGAATTCCAAAGGGCTATTGACGATAATCCAGGAAAGTTTTTAGCCGTTGACGCCTATAAGCTATTTGGAACTGTCACCGGATCTGGCTTTAAGTACGATGAACTCGGAAGGGATATCACGTATAAATGAGCGTTGGCGAAGATATAAAAGAGGTGATCGAGGAGATTGGTGAAACCATAACCATACTCAGAAGTCCTTCGAATATTACGGGAGAGCACATCAAATCGACCGTAAACGCTCAGGTTACGAAACCTTTTATCCGTGAGTTTTTCATGGAAGCATGGCTATCGTATGATACTCAAGCTGTTGCCGGTGATTGGGTGCGGTTCGCGGACGGCCGTGTCTTCATCATAATGAACAGGACTGCATCGCTTTTTGAAGGCGAGATAATGCGGTACAACGCGGTGCTCTATAAAACCAATGCGATTGCTACCATTCAACGCCAGGATGTCACCAGGCCGGCGGTGAAGGCAGTTGTCACATGGGCAACCGTAAAGGCTAACGCCAACGTCCTTATAACGGAAGCTCTCTACGGGAATTCCTTGGATGCTGACGAGGACGGCGGTCAGTTCAGTATGAGCGAAAATGATCTTTACATCCCGGCATCTGTTGGCATCAAACCCAACGATCGGGTCTATATATCATCGACTGAATATTACAAGGTTGAGGCCGTCAGGTATCGCCGGTTTGACAATGTCCATCTTGCGACAATTGGCGAGGATACCCGGGAATGATTTATCACACGCTTAACAAAAGAGACATCGATAGGATAGAACACGCTTGTGAGCGCGTTCTCGCTCAGGCGAGAATCGAACGTGAAGATCTTCCGTATCGTAGCGCGAGAGAGTTCAGGGGTCTTCTTTTCAACAACATTATGACCCAGAAGTATGCGACCGGTTACGCCCCCTATTCACCTCGGTATGCAGAGTGGAAGACACAAACGATGATGATGGGCTCGCAGTTCTGGCGCCTGTTTGGCGACATGCTGAACAGCCTCACGATCGAGATGAAAGACGACGGCTGGTTCGCCGGCATCCCAGGGGACGTGATGGACTCTGGCGGGAAGTCATGGTTCGGCACGCCAGAATCCAGGAGAGGCAAAAGCAAGCCGGTCAGCATGTATGCATCGGTCATGGAACTCGGCCTCAACAACCATCCGGCCAGACCGGTGTTTGGACCGACCACTGAAGAGTATGCTGTCGATGGATGGCCGAAACAGGGCGCTGAATCGATCAAAAGGATTAGCAACGCATGGACGTAGAAAAAGAAATTCATAAGCCGCAACTCATGGCTATGGTTCCGACAGACGTGCAGTGCATGGTTGGTATCCTGGCATCTGATCTTCGGCTGATACACAAGGCGATGGGGTTGTGCTCAAACGACGGTCCACTCAGGAACGACGAAGAGCGTGCAGCGTGGGAATATTTTGCGGGTCCGTTTTATGAGTTCTTGGACCAGACCATAAAGGATATCGACAATGGACCAGACGGCAAGTGAGGTCAATCTTCGCTATTCCATAAAGAAGTTTTTGGTCCAGGAGATATTCACTGTCCGTGGGAAAGCCGTCACTTTCGATATTACCATGGCTGAGCCGGATCTGAACGACAAGACGGTTACAGAGTGGATTGTCGTTAAAATCGGCAAGATGTATAGAACGGGAATGTCAGATTTAATGGTCGACTTTATATGTGCCGCCAGAAAGGATTTTGAGGGCGACAAGCTCGCCGGCTTGTCGGATGTCGTTTTCGATGTGATGACCGACAGTCTACAGCAGGACGGGAAAAGAAGAATACCTTTTTTTAAGCCAACACCAACACCGACGCAAATCGGATCGTTGCTGGTTCAGGATTGTAAAGATGGCGGCGAGATGTTCGCGCCTGACAGAACGAAGGTAAAAATAATCAATTGCAGGCTCAGGTGGGCCGCAAAAGCTTAGAGGAGATTTAGAAAATGACTCATGGTCCGGTAACAAGATACGAAAAAGCATGGGCGCTTGGCCTCATTCAGATCCGCGTTGGGAACTCTGCGGACAATATCGCTCAGGTGGATCCGGTTCTTCCGTCAAGCGCCTCTGTCGGCGCCTTGGCCTCAACAAAATTTATGGCGAGTGCAGAATTTTACAAAAAGAAATCCGGGTTCCCCCTCACCGAAGATGGGTCCGTTCCCCTTTCAGATGCTGCGGCAATCTCTGGTGGCTTCCGAGAAATCACGCCTTTCACTATGGCATTGGCTCGTGGCCTTGATCCTTCGGCAGCTCTTGCGGCAACTGCTTCCTACGTTTGTAAAAAATCTACCGCAGGAACCACGGACGCTACGAAGGTTATTGATGTATCCGGAACGCCTGTAACGGATGAATACCTGGTAGCCTTTACAGGTGCAACAGCAGGCAGTATTTATGGCCGGAAAGGTGGTCTCGTTCACACCTTCTCTGCGCTTACTGCTATGACTCAGGCGGGTGGACTGTTCACAATTCCGGCGAGTTTCTTCACAGGCACCTGGGCATCAGGTGATGTTTACGTTTTCAGGACCACGAAGGCGGCTACTGCCGGCGATGCTTACCCCGGGGATCCTGACGACTGGGAAGTGGATGAGCCTTCCATCGGTTTTGGTGGTTTGGTGTCGCCGGCAGATCTTCGGATAGAGGGCGTTTATACTTATCCTGACGGCCTAAAGCAAATGGTGTTTGTATTTCCCCGCGGCCAGATCTCAGCTTCGATCGACGTGGACTTCGCGGAGCAGGACCCTGCAGCGATTCCGGTTCAGTTTGAGTCAAAAACCGCAAGCTCTCAGAATGTTGCTGGCAATGCTGTGTGGAACAGCATGCCGCTTGGTCACGTTAAATGGGGTGTTGGTATAGCCGCTGCGTAAGGGGGAAATATGAGTGACCTTGAAAAATTGATTGGGCCAAAGCCTGAGAAGGTAATAATCGGGATTCGTGAGTTCGAGGAACTTAAGATTTGGCCGCTGTCAATGGCAGACCAGCTGGAAGTCGGTAAGCTTTTTGACGAAGCTCTTATGGCTATTCTCAATGAAGTCAGCGACAATTTTACTCTGATCGTCACCGTGAAGAAAATCGTCTTCGATAACATTCACATCATTATCCAGAAGGCGACGGACTTTGACACTGAGGCCAAGGCGAAAAAGGCGCTGGGCAAAATAACAAACGATCAATTCGTTGAGATTTGCGAAAAGATTTACAAGATGAATTTTGAGAAAATCTCAAAAAACGTGTTGAGCCTCCTCGGAAGGGTGAACTTATTGGATACGGGGAGGCCATCACCTACGTCGTTGAACGATACCCAAGATACGGAATCGAGCACTTCACAAAACTCGGTTACCGAGAAGGTGGCTTAACGCTCGATCAAATGTCGGTCCTGTTCAACCATGCACAGGACCGACAGTCAAAAGAAATTAGGCTTATGGCCGAAATTCATGGCGTGAAATTTAAGTCCAGCAGTGGTGCAGCATCCAGCACAAAGACAGAGGTTTTCGAATACAACGGTGATCCTGAATCGGTAAAGCACCTGTCGGAAGAGCAACGCAAAGCGATGACAGACCGGCTACTCGGAAAACACACAAAGGCGTTTAAGAAACATGGGTGATAAAGTACAAGAACTCGGCACTCGCTTTACCGGAGATATTAAAGACATATCTGAGAAGGTTAGACAGCTCATGGCGCTGCTCAACCAGCTCGATACGTACAGCCGGACTTCTTCGAGCATCCTTGGCCAGGTTACCCAAAAAGCTATCGCACTTAACGGTGCGATAGCGAAAACGCCTGTTGCCAAAAACTTCGCGCAGAACAAGGTGATGCTTTCTGAGTTCCAGCTTGCCTTGGGCGGTGCCACAAACGAGTCCAAGAAGTTTCAGGCTGCGCTTACCACCCTCGGAGAAGGCAAAACCGGAATTGCGCTGAAAACCATTAAGTCGCAGTTAGAGCAAGTCGAAAGGGCTATTGTTAAAACGGCCCAAAAAATGAAAATGCTCGGCCAGGATGGTGAGAAGTTCTTTAACGAAACAGACCGCATAAAGGCTTTCAACGACGCTCTGGCCGGCAAAACCCGGGCAACTGCGACAACCACCCGAACACCAGTCGAACCGAAGGCACCTTCAGGCTTTCTTGACCAGATCAAAAATGCCGCAAGGGTGACACTTGCTTATGGTCTTGTTGGCTCTGCTATTGGCTCGGTAGCTATGGCTGCCAAGGCTGGTGTCGGGAATATCGTTGAGTTTGACCAGGCGCTACATAACCTTCAAGCCATTACCGAAGCGACCAACGACGAGACATCGGTGATGGGTAACCGAATCAAGCAGATCGCATCTGATACCAAATATACAGCACAACAGGTTTCAGATGGAATGACACTTCTTGGCCAGGCCGGCCTTGACGCCGCTCAGGCGACCGCTGTCATCGGCCCGGCCGCTACGTTGGCGACCGGTACCCTCAGCAAAATGGAAGAGACTGTTGATCTCCTGAGCACCACGTTGGTGGCTTTCAAGATGGATGCGGCAGAGGCTGGCCGGGTGACTGACGTCATGGCCGCAGCAGTTAATAAGTCGAAGCTTACGATTGAACAGCTCCGGACGGTTTTCAACTATGTTGGTTCTTCGGCGCACATGATTGGAATGTCTATTGAAGAACTGGCTGCATCCACGATGGTTCTTGCAAATACCGGTCTGAGAGCGTCAACAATCGGTACCGGATTGCGGCAGGTTCTTGCGAAGCTTCTATCCCCAAGTGAAAAATTAAGAGAATCGTTTGAGGCCCATAGCATATCTCTTGATGCTGTGAATCCAAAGGTCGTTGGTTTCCAACAAGCCATGAAGAACATGATCCCTATCCTGTGGGATGTAAAGAAAAATACTGTCGATATGTCTAAGGCCTATGAGCTGTTTGAGCTTCGTGGTGCCCAGGCAGCGGCCGTCCTTGTGGAATCGTTTGCCGGCGGACGATTTAAGCAGGCGTTTGAAGATACTTTAGAGATCGGATCAGCAGCAGAGATGGCAGCTAAGCAGTCTGAAGGACTTGGCGTCATGTGGGACAACCTTGTTGCGAAGGCTGGCGTGCTGGCTATCGCTTTGGGGGATCTTGGTGTTGTCGGTGCGATGAAAGGCGTTATAAGTGTAGCAGGCCTGCTTACAGATGTTATGACAGATATGGCGAGTGTGACCGCCGATGCTTTTGACTCGCTCTTTAATTCTACTGAAAGGCAAAAGAGGCTTGCAGGAGAGCAGGTAGTAGAAAACAAGGCCGTTGTTGGGTCTCTCAAAGTTTATATCGAAGCGCTGAAGGTAACACAGAAAGAGGTCGGGACAAACAATCAGGTTTCGACTGCTCATTTGTCTATTCTGAAGAGGCTTAAGGCTGATCATCCAGAGCTGGCCGACAAGATTGATTTAACAAAGGTTTCATTTAACAGTCTTGGAACTGTCATCGCGTCAGTAAACAGGCTGATGGATGAGCACAACCAAAAGACAATGGAAGGCCGGCTCAAGAAAATATCTCTCGCAGAGTCTGCGAGAGCAGAGCTTGATAATTTAAAGGCTGAGGCAGAAAAGACGAAGGCAACTATTGCAGCGTTAAAACCTGTTTCATCTGCAAAAGGCCAGGGCCAAAACGAAATAAATAAGTCGCGAGAGATGGACATAAAATATCTTGAAGCGCACCTAAAAGATATAGAAGACAAGATAAAGCTGTCAACAAAATCAATTGATGAAACCGTTTCAGAGTGGTCTGCGGAAATAGCAAACGCACTTAAAGGGTCAGAATCGCCATCAATGGATATAGTCGATACCATGATAGGCAACATGATTCGACTCGGTAAAGTTTCAGAGGAAACTGGAAAAAAGATTCGTGAAAATGTCACAGCGAAACTCAAAGCTGTGGCGGTTGACCTCGACACCAGCAAGTTCACCACCAGAATAAAAACCATGGGGAAAGACTTCGACGCCGTCTTTAAAACGCTTGACCCGAGCAAGAAGCTCGATTTCGTCGAAAAGTTTGGTGCTCTGGAAAAGAAAATAGCCAATATCAGAAAAACTTATGCGAACACGGACATCCCGGGAGAGGACGTAGAAGCTGACATAGCCGCCAAGAAGAAAGCTTTTCTTGAAGAATACCTCAAGAAAGAAGCCGATTCCAGTCAAAAGGTGGTGGACAACGCCAGCCAGGAAGCGCAGAAGCGAATCCAGATCCAGGAATACTATTATGCAACGGTCGCAAGGCTAACATCAGATGAGCATGAAAAGCTTGAGCAAGAGCGTTTGAAGGAAAGCGAGTCGATCAAGAAGCAGTACGAAGAGGCCATCGCCATGGCCAATAAGACCGGTGAAGACAAAGCCGCTATCAAGGCAAAATATGATAACCTTCAAGATCAAAATACCAAATTCTATACGCAGAAAGGTTACGACCTTGATCAGAAAAAATCGCTTGAATTGTTGGATATTGAGATCATCAAGAGGAAGCAACTCGCGGAACAGAAAAAACGTGACACCTTAGACGACTCTGGCGGATTGGCCACTATTAAAGCGAACGAAGCGAAGGTGACGATTGAGAGCCTTGAACAGGAAATGCGTATCCGGAAGGACTTCCGGGATAAGACCATCGCTAATTACAAGGAAGGTTCGAATGATGCCATCGCAGCTGAGAAGGCCTATCAGGCAGCCGTTCTTAAGGTTGGCGAGGCTATCACGGATGAGGATGAGCGCCAACATGCGCTAAGGGTGCAGCAGACCGTAAAAGAGCTTAAAATGAAGCTGAAGATGGTGCAGGAATACTCGGTTGAATATTACCGGATCATGGAGGAGCTTCGTAAGCTTGATGAGATAGAGCCGATATCGGATGAAGAACGCCTCGCCGGATCGCTTGACTGGGTGGATGGCATTAGGCTCGGGTTGATCCGTTCCGCAAAAGAGCAGAAAACCCAAGCGCAACACATTGCTGATATCTGGCAGAACGCAACGAATGCGATAGGCGATGGATTCGGGACGCTTTTTGAGGATGTTCTGGTTGGGAAGGTTAAGAGCGCCGGTGACTATATCGTCAGCTTTTTAAGCTCTGTGGCCAAGTCGGTCAACAACGTTCTGGCCAACGCTATTGGTCAGGGGATAGCGACTACCATAGGCGGGATGTTTTCTGGCGGAAGTGCCGGCCAGAGCCCTTATGACTCTGGGATAGCCATGGCGCAGGGTGGATGGATAACCGAGCCAATCGTCGGCCGCGGTATCAACACCGGCAAGAGGTATACTCTCGGAGAGCGCGGCCCAGAGCTGGTCACGCCAGCCGGCCAAGTGCGGCCGGATTCATTCCCGCCGAGTGTTTCAGTCATAATAAACAATAACACAGGATCAAACATGAAAAGCCAGCAATCAAATGCCAGGTTTGATGGTCAACAGTGGGTTGTAACAACGCTGATTGATGCTATAGATCGAAATGTTAACGGCATAAGAGGCATGCTTGGCGGATAAAAAGTGTTGCAAAATTCAAAAATAAATTATATGCAGGACAAAATTGAATTAAGTTTGTCCTGGCTGGCCACCTTGGACAAAAAAAATAGGGTATGATCGGGGTATCCATTTACTGATCATACCTTTTTTTTGTCCAAGGTGACTTATGGCAGATGTAAATTGGCCCACCATAGAAGCACCCCATCCGGATCTCTTTTCCCAGAAGCTTATTAAACCAAAGCACAAGACCGAGACCAGCAATGGCCGGCTGATTACCCGGGCCAAGTTCACTGGCTTCCGGTGGGAGTTTACTTTGGGTTGGGATATGATTTCAGACAGCGATTACGAAGACCTTTATGAGTTCTTTGATTCAATGGGTGGTGGCGTATTTAATTGGACACACATCAAAACCGGTGTGGTTTATGAATGTGTCTTCCTTGACGACGAAATGCCGGAGGCCAAACCTTTTCATCTGCATTGGGAACTCAAAGGTCTAAGGATAGGTGAAAGATAAATGCTTCCTCTCGGAACGAATTACCTTAAGGCCAAGAACAAGTTGTCGGATGACAACGCCTGGATTGTTCTGCTTCAGATTGATTTTGAAGATGAGACCTTGAGGCTATGCGCGAACAATCAGGATATCATATGGAACGGTGAAGAGTGGATCGCGTTCCCCTTCTCTCTTGACGTTATCAAAGATGCCACCAAGGATGAAGTCCCAAAGGTGGTCGTTAGGGTCGCCAACGTAAACCAGGCAGTCCAATACCATGTTGAACAGTATGCCGGCGGTGTCGGATCAGATGTGACCGTCCGGGTGATCTACACCGGTGACCTTGATGAGGTCGTGAAGATACCGACGTTTAAATTCAAGGTTTCTGGGTGCCGGTGTGACGCCGTTTGGGCCACTTTTGAGTTGGGAGCCTCCTCTCCCTACTTGAGTCCTGATCCAAGGGATCGTATCCTGAAGAACTTTTGCCGGTTTCGGTTCCCGCATAGTTCAGACCCGCGGTGCCCTTATACAGGGACCGTATACACCTCGTGCAATAAAACCCTGTCTGATTGCAAACTCAGAAACGATGATGCGCTAACTGATAAACAGGATTCAAAATACTACGGCGGGTTCCCGTCGATGGGGTCCTATGCCATCTACCTTTGATCATAGCAAATTCATTTTGGTTCCTTTTAAGCCTGGTGGCCGGGACTTTTCCGGCGCCGATTGCTGGGGTCTGGCCATGCTGGTCTACAAGGATTTTGGCATCGACCTTCCGGATTTCAGAATCGCTTGCGAGGAAAGTCTCAAAATTGATTTCGCTGTTTCAGAGCAGAGGAAGACCTGGGCCCGGCTGGCAGAACCGGTGGCGCCGTGCGTTGTGGTGATCCGGATGAGCAACAAGTACCCTCGGGTGTGCAATCACCTGGGGGTTTATGTCGGCGCCGGCAAGTTTGTCCATACATTAAAAAAGCAGGGGTCTTCGGTTGTACGTATAGACCATCCCTATTTTAGCCAGAAGATTGAAGGGTATTATGAATTTCGAAAATGAAGTCCTTGTGACATTTGTCCGTAACCCGTGGGAACCCTACACCTCAAGGGTTGTATCCGCCGTCCCGTTTGTCCCCGGGAAATCCATAATGGATTATTCCGTTGATGCCGGTGAAGTTCCGGTTGGATATGAGATCGTTGCCAGCCTGAATGGAAAGGTTGTCGATGACGTCGAACAAGTGGTCTTGTGCCCGGGGTGCGGGATTGTCTTTTGCGCTATTCCAATGGGTGGGGATTCCGGGAAGCAGATTCTGAGGATTGTCGCAGCTATTGTTGTTACGGTTATTGCTTATGTTTATGGCGGTCCACTTGGTGGTGCTGTCGGAAACGCTTTCGGTGCAACATGGTCGGCTGGAACGGCTGCTATTGTCGGTGGATCGATGATTGCTGTAGCCGGCGGAATCCTTATAAATGTAGCGCTTCCAATGCAATCAGGCAAGGTCTCAGGCCTTCTTGACGGCGACTGGGCCAAATCAAACAACTATGGCTGGTCAAACCCGACAAATGCGCTTGAAGAGGGTGTTGTTCTTCCCAGCCTGATCGGGACCCGCCGGTTCGCGCCGCCGCTTTTACGGTGGTACCGGTACATGGCTGAGGATGAATTCTCACAGCAACGGATTCGGCTGCAGTATGCTCTCGCAGACGACTTATTAAAGCCCATAACAGAAGAAGATATTTTTATAAATGGTGACCCCATTATATCTTTTTACTCTAAGGATTATGTCGTTGATGCTGTCGAAGATACAGAATATTCCATAATCGTAACACTCCCAGAGAACAAAACTGTCATATTGAATTGGGGCGATGGTTCGCCAGAGGTGACGCTTGATGAGCCGATGCAAAGCGTCTCTGTTTTGCATACCTACGCTTCAACAGACACTTTTATTCTAACCATATCTGGTAATTATAAAGATATGGAAATAGACACAAACACCCTTCCGGTTACCGAAGAAAAACAATCTACAGCGGCATTTCACCAGACTCTTGGCGATGATTCCGAAACATACTCTTGCCCCTGGTTCAATGACTCAATCGTTGAAAATGCTTTCCCTGCTGTTGAAATCAAAGATTCCACAAGGTCTTTCGAGGCAAAATATAAATTTTCAGGTGGCTCAAGAGTTCTTTATAACTTCGTTGTCACGCGAACCACTGGCCAGCCATCAACAATGTTGTTCTTAGAATTCTTTTTCGGAAAAGGACTTTACAGCATTGTCGATGATACCACTCACCGAGGGTACACAGCTGATTGGCGAGACATGGGTACCAGGACTAAAAAGGTGCCGTGCTATGATTATTTTATTAAAGTCAGGTACAGGAAGGTCGGAACTGAACCATGGACAACTATTGATCTACCCAAAGTTGCTCCGCCAACAACCTTTGAGACGCCATTCAGGGTCGCATATTCAATTACCGATTTAGAGCTGTCAAATTATGAAATCCAATATATGGGGGACTATTTAGACATAGATGAACGGGCTTATGGCTCTATTATATTGGAAAAACTTTGTGGTTATACAAGCATTACGGGCGCTCAAACCTTTTCTACGAACGGTTCTGATGTAACCAAGGTAGGCCTCGGTCTCATAATGCCAAATGGTATTTATCATCTCAAGACGGATGGCACTAAAGAGAATCATTCCATAACGGTAAACGTAGATGCCAGGGCATATGGAACGACACCTTGGCTTTACAGTAAAACAAAAACCTTTAGTGATGCAACAGCCAGCGCTCTCAGGGCGATCGTTGTTTTCGAGAACTTGCCTCCAGACAAGTATGAATTAAGAGCTTACATAAGCGGCGTTGTCGAAGAAGATATCCAATATGTAGCGATGCTTTATGCCGAATTTCTTCAAGAGGGAACGAACGACATAATGATTCACCGTGGTGTATCGGTCCTTTCTCTCGAATTTTTGGCCACCGAAAAGCTCAATTCGATGCCCCTCGTTGAGGTCAAGGCCACTTGCGATGATTATGTAGAAAACCGGCTTTCAACCAATCCGGCCTGGGCGGCGTATTACCGGCTGATTGATAAACATGGTGTCATGGCGGAAGATATCCTCTTTGACGAATTCGAATCGTGGGCCGAAACTTGCGACGCCGAAGGATATAAAATAGGTCTTTATCTTGATACCCAGTTTAACCTTCATGACGTTCTTGGCCAAATCGGTATGGCTGGCAAGGCGTCGGTAATCCGCCGCGGCACGAAATGGGGGGTTATTCAGGATGCTGTCGCTACGCCTGTTCAGATGTTTTCAATGGAAAACATCACCATGGACTCTTTCGAGGAAACCTTTCTTAGCGCAGACGAAAAAGCGAATACAATCCTTGCGTGGTATTTTGATGAGGAAAACGATTATAGAAGAACATCCATTGAGGTTAGGGACCCAAGCGTCAATAGTTTAGATGCGATCAAGAAGGTTGAGGTGTCCCTGTATGGCGTTACCAACAAGGCTCAGGCTGTAAAGATAGCCGTTTCACTCTTGAATCATACTCGGCTGGTGAATCGCACGGTGTCTTGGCTTGCAGATGTGGACGCGATAGCCTGCCAGGTCGGTGACGTTGTTTACTTCCAGCATGAGGTCCCCATGTGGGGGCACGCCGCCGGACGTGTTGTCTCTTCAACGCTAAATTCTGTCACGATAGACAGGCCTTCTGATTATTCCGGTGAAATCGATGGCGTTTCGATATCGACCTTTACTTTCAAGATTTTTGTTCGGCACCAGGAACCCAATACCAGTGGCGAATATGATTCTATCGAGATTTTCAATATCGTAAACCCATACCCTAACGATGATGTCGTAACATATACCCTGCAAAGTCCCGCTGTTTGGTCGAGGCTTCCTGAAAAAGACAGCATCGTTTCCATTGGTCGCATCACCGGGACAGAGCAGAGCACCGGGAATATCAGGACCAGTGTTAAAAAATTTCGCGTTCTCAATATAGAGCGATACGAAGACCAAACCTTCAAGATTACGGCCTTGGAATATTACGATGATGCCTATGAAACTGATTATATCGTTGATCTTCCGGCTATAGAATCTGGCCTTACCAAAATTGATTTGGTATCAGCCGACACCGGTTGGCACATTTCGGGAAGAGTGAAGCATAACTGCATCCACCTTACATGGTTTGGGAACGTAGCCAAGTATTATATCCTTTATCGTTACAAGACAAGCTCTGGGTGGAGTTCCTGGACCATTGCCGGGGACACGAGCAAAAACCATTTTGATATTTATGGCTTGCAGACCGGGCTCACCTATCAGTTCGCTGTTACCATGAATGTTGATAACCCCCTTGGTGGCGCTACCATCATTATCGATTACAACGAAGCTGATACGGCCATAGACCCATCGACTCTTCCGGCCGTGACGAACCTACGTGTTGTTGGCGGCACCGATGTCTTTAGTGGGACATCAATTGAAATTACCTGGGATGAGGTCGCTTACTTTACATTCCATGCTTACAAAGTCGAAGTCAGAAAAACGTCCGATCCGACGGTGCTGCTCAGGACAGAATTAGTCACTCAAAACAAATTCGCATATAAATTATGGATGAACATTTTAGATAACAATTGGATACCAAGCGTTGATATCCGATTCGTTGTTTATATGGTTGATGAGTATGGGAACGCTGGGCCCGGGGTTTTCATTGATGTGTCGAAGAGCGACACCGATGAAATTACCGGCCTCCAAGTAAAGGGTGGCGGCGTAACGTTCGAGACCAGGGATCTAAGCGTTGAATGGACGCCTCCTGCGACAATGCCGTCTTTCAACCGGTATGTTATTGAGGTCCGCCACGGCGTTACTCTCAAGCGAACCTATTATAGCATTTCACCGACATTTGATTACACCTTTGAGATGAATAAGACTGATGGCGACGGCACCCCGAGCCCAGTTATCGTTATAGCAGTCAAGGTTGAAGACAGTTTCGGAGCTGTGACGACTGGGGTTTCACAGGCCTTCACGAACTATGCTCCCGCGGCCGTGACCGGCCTTCAGGTAAAAGGTGGAGGCCTTGTCTTCAACGCCAGTGATCTTGAGGTGGAATGGACAGGTCCGTCACCCATTCCGGATGACTTTGAGAGATACCGCATCGATTTTGATCATGGCGCTTCGACACTGAGAACCATCTACACTACCGAATTGTCAACGGCCTATACGTATTGGATGAACACAATGGATGGCGGGGAGGCGGGCCCGGCCGGCGAAGTCGGTGTTACCGTCTACACCGTTGACTGCTTTAATCAAAGCTCTGTCGCAGCTGAAGGGACTTTTACCAACCCAGCGCCGGCCCCTGTTTCTGGACTTTCAGGCAGGGCCTATATGGCCGGGGCCGAGTTCACCTGGTATGCAAGTACCGCAAAAGATTTTGCATATTACGAGTATAAGTGCACGCTTGACGATAGCGCTTGGCCAACAGATTGGACAAGAACAAATAATCAGCTCTTTATTCGAATGCTTTCAGCTGATGAAGCAGCTGCGCACGATACAATTTATTTCAAAATCCGTGTTCTCGATTCAATGGGCAACTTTTCTACCGAAGAGGCCACCTTCGTTGAAGTTGATCAGCTGTATGTTGAACCCACTGCGATTGACGACTTCGCTGATATTTCTGCCGGGTTCCCGAGGATACCTGTGGTTGTTGGTGACACCTTCACAAACAATTCACCAACCACCGGGAAGGTATCATGGAATGCGCACCATCTATTCTATAACGGCACCGATTATAGCATACTTGCCGGAGAAACAGGCGTTTCCGCAAATGGTGACGCTATCTATATCTGGTGGGACAATGGAGCGAATACTTACAATTCGTCAACTGCCGGGGATCATCCTTCGGATCTAATGGGCGTTGGCGATTTTATTATCGCTGTCAACACGAATGGTTCCGTCACCATGGCATGGAATTCTATCGCAAACCAAGTGATAGGGTCTGCCTATATTCAGAAGGCTGCCATAAACGATCTGCATGTGAATGAGCTTTCAGCATCGAAGCTTACGGCCGGGTCAGTTATGACACCTGGGGTGAAGATTGGCGGCGTTGACACATTGAGCACGCCGGTTGCAGCGAGCCTCTACATAACAGCCGATAGCATTGGGTATTGGGACGGGTCTGCATGGCAGTCTCTCATAAAAAATGATGGCACATGGAAGTTCGGTGGCGATGCGAACGCTTATATTGAATGGACCGGCACTCAGCTAAATATCAAGGGGTCGATTGTCCAGTCACCTGCCGGAACGACCTTTCCTGTTCCTTGCTGGCGCGGTGCCTATGACGCTGGGACAACATACTACAGGGGAGATGTTGTATATTCATCTGGAACGTCTTGGATTTACATAAACACAACTTCAGGTGCCGGCCACACGCCAGCTGACGATGCCTATTGGGACATCTATGCTCAGCAGGGCGCAACAGGCGAGACAGGTGAGGCTGGAGCTGTTGGGTATAACGCTGCAACGCTTACTGCCTATCTTCGAAGCGCCACGACTCCAGCGACGACCCCGGGAGCGTTGACATATACTTTTTCAACGGCCTCTTGGACACCGGGAAACTCATGGTCAAAGACAGTTCCATCCGGTACCGATCCGGTATGGGCGGTCGCAGTTACGGCCTACTCAAACACCGATACTGATAGCATTCTTTCAACAGATTGGAGCGCTCCGGTTCAGGTTTTTGCCAACGGCGAAACGGGCGCCAGCGGCCTGAATGTTGCGACGGCATATCTTTACCAGAGGACAGCTTCCAGCACTGCGCCAACGGCTATGCCTACCGCAGCCTTAACTTTCACATTTGCAACGGGTGCCATCACCGGCACCCCTGGCAACAGCTGGACGGCGGCGATACCGGCGCTTGACGCCGCAAAGCCTTATCTTTGGGTGACGACGGCAACCGCAAGCAATACGGCGGCAACTGATTCGGTAGCCGTCGGCGAGTGGGCGGCGTCAAGGTTATTATCTCAGGATGGCGCGCCGGGAACTGCAGCAAGGGTGGTGTCCCTTACGATCGGTAATCCTGCTATTGTCTATGATGTCGAAGGAGATAGAGACACCCCCCTATATACGGATGCTACCGCCACCGCATTAAATACAACTGGAACAGTGTATTATGATTTTTTAAAAAATGGTTCTTCCGTCCAAAATACCACAAGCAGTTCTTACAGGTATTATCCACCTGATCTATTTACTTCAATGCCTGAGACTCTTGAAGTAAATATCAGAGAAGGCGCGAGCACCGGGACAATCCTCGCCAAAGATAAAATAGTAGTTTTTGGTGTAAAGGCAGGGGCAAACGCCATTACCGTCGGGATTTCAAACGCAGCCCACGTATTACCGGCGAGTTCAACAGGTGTTGTTTCATCGTATGCCGGATCTGGGACGATACTATCCGTCTGGGAAGGGGCAACGCAGTTATCCTATTCTACCAGTGGGAATTCGACTTGGAATGTGGTCTCAGCCGTTGGCAGCTCGATTACAGTTGGTACCCCAAGCACCGTCGGTCAATCGAGGGTTTACGGCGACCACAGTGCAATGACGGCCGATCTTGCAACCGTTACCTATACCATAGCGGTTAGAAATTCAGGTGGAGGAACCCAGACTTTCACGATACTGCAGTCCTTGAGCAAATCAAAAGCAGGTGTTGCGGGTGTTGATGGTGACGATGGGGCCACCGGGGCGCCTGGACCTGGCGTCGTGTTTCGTGGCGACTTCACAACGTGGGTGTCAACTACGTTTTATTATACCGCACAACGCCGCGATGTCATTCTTAGAAGTGGGACATATTATCTCTATAATATTCCATCGACAAGCTCTGGTAATGTCGAATCTTCCTACACTTCTGGTGACTGGACGCCATTTGGCGCGACGTTCTCAAGCGTCGCTACTGGTCTCTTACTTGCCGAAGATGCAACAATTACACGTAATCTTACCATAGGAACTGACGGTACTAATTATGGCTCATTAAGATCTGTAAGTAAAACTGGCTACGGGGATTCGACTGCTGGCTTCTGGTTTGGGTATTCTTCCGGCTACAAGATGGATATAGGAAATTCCACTGATTATCTCCGGTGGACCGGATCAGCTGTGAACATAGCGTCGTCTGGTGCCGATGCTATCGTTATTAGCGGCGGCTCTGGTATCCGTATCGCTTCAGGCGGAGATATAATCTTGACAGGCGCGACGAGCGACCCAGGTGAGGTTATTTTCAGCGGAACGTCTCGGTCAACAAGGCTTTTTACCATCTTAGATGGTACCACCATGCAAATGGAGCCTTCCGCTGCTGGTTATGTCAACCTTTATTTTGGTTATTCGCTAAAATTCAATACCATTACGTCTTACGCCACAAACTACGGAATATCTGGCAGCACTTTAATTGATTTAATAAACGGTTCAAACCACGTTAAGTTTAATTCAACTGGTTTTTATCCAGATCCTACCGGAACGATCGATTTGGGCACGACTTCATATAGATGGAATGACATAAACGCAAATAGAATATTCCTCTCAGGGAATACATCAACTACGTCTGCAACAGCATATATTGATTCTTACGACACGTCGAGTACAAAATTTTCTCTGGTTTGCAGGAACTCTACGCCAGAGAATACGTTCTGGGTGACCGGTGCCGGCACCGCATGGTTAATGGGTGGTGTCGCTGTAACTTCTGACGAAAAATACAAAACAGGAATAGTTGAGTTCTCGGATAAGGATGGTGTCCAAGAAATAGTTGGCGGGAAAATGGGCATGATAAAGCCGAGAAGGTATGTGCTCAATGGGACTGAAGATGTCACAGCCGGGTTTTTGGCGCAAGAGATACAGAACATAATACCAGAAGCCACAAAAGTCCTTCAGCACCCACCTTTGATTGATAAAGATGGCAAAGAGCTTCCTGGTGAGGAATTCTTGTCATTGAATATTTATCCGATATTACCATACATGGTTCAGTGGATAAAAGAGCAGCAGTCCTACATAGACGCCTTAGTCGCAAGAGTTGAGGCCTTAGAAACCAAACAGTTACAAGCAGCATAAAGGAGAAAAAACACATGGAAGAGCAACAAATCCCCATTCAGGCAATCAAAGAAACAATAGCCGATCTTTGTTTGGAAAAAAAGATGCTTCAAATGACGATATGGGCGCAGTCTGAAGAGATCAAACAGCTAAAAGCGCGACTGCAAAAAGGTGAATAAATGAAACTCGACATTCGACCCGGGGATATATTTTGCACAACCGATCCAAGATGGATCGGTCCGATAACCAATGCCGTACAGGCCTTCTGGGATCCTGACGGCAAATCAAAATATTCGCATTCTGGGATCATCTATGATGAGAACGGCGTAACTTCCGAAGCTCTCTGGACGATCCGGAAGAACCACCTACGGAAATATATTGGCAAGCCAGTGATCATTGGCCGGCACAAAGACATGACTGGCAATCTGTTCTGGCAGGCTTACCGGCAGATTCAGAGCCAAGAAGGCACCTGGTACCCGTTTCATAGGCTCTTTCTTCACATGCTCCCACCTCTTGCCAAATACATTCACTTCACTGGCATCCCGGTTTGCTCTGAGTGGGCATCTAAGCTTTTGGTGAAGTCGAATCTAATGGAGCACTGGGCCGGAATAACACCCAACTATCTGGCCGACATGATGATCATGTGGGATGACTGGACGGTTCTCTACGAAGATACACTGACGCTGGATATGTTCAACTAAGGAACCAAATGGCTAAAAAAAAGAATAAAATCTTTGTATTAGATACTAATGTGATTCTTCATGACAGTGAGTGCCTGTACCAGTTCGATGAGCACGACATCGTCATTCCAATAATGGTAATCGAAGAACTTGACAATTTTAAACGTGGCCGGGAAACGGTCAACCGGCACGCGAGAGAGTTCCTTCGTGGTATCGATAAGCTGTTCGGCGACAAGCCGGTTTGCAACGGCGTCAAGATAAGGGAAGGCTCAGGTAAAATCACCATAGCTGTCCATGGTTTTATCCATGATTATATTCAAAAATCTTTCCACCAGGGTAAGGTCGACCACCAGATTCTAAACATGGCTTATTGCATCGCTGAGCTGGAATCCTTCGACCGGACCATATTGGTAACCAAAGACATTAACCTTCGAATGAAGGCCAAGGCTGTCGGCCTGAAGGCGGAAGATTACACATCGGACCGTGTCGACAACCTGGACCAATTTTACAAGGGGTACCGGGTCATCGACAACGTTCCGCCGGCGATGGTTAATCAGCTTCACCAGCCGCCATTTGAAATGGAAATGGGGATGGATCTGACCGACACGCCGCCGTTGGACAATGAGTTCTTCGTCCTTAAAAATGGTAGCCTGTCGGTACTCGGATCCTACGAGGTCAAGTCAAACCTGGTCCGCAAGATCGAGAACCGGACGTGCGCCGGCGTTAAGGCCAAAAATGCAGAGCAGGCCTTTGCGATTGACGCCTTACTCGATAAGGATATCCCCCTGGTAACCATTACCGGCAAGGCCGGGACCGGCAAAACGCTTTTAGCCTTGGCAGCGGCGCTCGAGCAAAAAAAACATTTCCGGCAGATATTTTTGGCCCGGCCGGTCGTGCCTCTGAGCAACAAAGACATTGGGTTTCTTCCCGGGGACATCAAGAGCAAGCTCGACCCCTACATGCAGCCGCTGTTTGACAACCTGTCAGTGATTGCCGGACTTCCGGCGGAGGCCCACAAGAAGATCGACACCAAAGAGCTTCTTGAATCCGAAAAGATTGTCATTGCCCCTCTGTCGTATATCCGCGGTAGAAGCCTGGTCAAAATATTTTTCATAGTTGATGAAGCGCAGAACCTTACGCCGCATGAGGTCAAAACAATTGTCACCCGGGCGGGGGAGGGGACCAAGATTATTTTTACTGGCGACATCTTCCAAATCGATCACCCCTACCTGGATAGCCGTACCAACGGCCTTAGCTACCTCATAGACCGCATGAAGGACCACAAGCTTTATGCGCACATCAACCTTGAGAAAGGCGAGCGGTCGAAACTTTCTGATCTTGCGGCGGAGGTTTTATAATGGGAAAAATAATCGCGCTTAGTGGCTCGCATGGGACAGGGAAATCGACTGCCGTATTCGAATGCGCGGCTGCGCTCAAAAAGACAACACGGTCTGAAATCGGTATCATAACCGAAGTTGCCCGCCGGTGTCCGCTTCCTGTGCTCGGACTTGATTGCATGCCGTCAGTCCAGGCTCAACTATGGATCTTTGCCGAGCAGATACGGTGCGAGATCGATGCAAGCCTGCAATATGATATCACAGTGTCAGACCGAACGGTTGTGGATGACATCGCATACACACTTATGGCTGGGTTTACCGACTTAGCGACTGCTCAACTTGAGGTCGCAAGGCATCACATGGGGATATACCATGAGATCCGGTTTCAGCGGATTGATCCGGATAGGGTGTGCCTGGTGGATGACGGATTCAGGTCTGTTGATCCTTGCAAGCAGGCAGAGCTGGAACAATTGTTGATTGAGTTGTATCGGCAGCTTGGGGTTGATCTATCTCTCGCTTGAGCTCATTGCTGTTAATTCACCATCTTCGAAATAAAGGAATTTTGTTGGTGTGAATAATAGTTGTGGGCGGCCGATATATTCGCTTGTCCCATATACCCACTGTTCGAGCGCACCATTTATTCCTACGGTTTTGTTAACATACTTGGGTCCCCCCCAGCTTGCGATGACCTCTTCCTTTGTCATTGTTGGAAAAACGACTCCTTTCCAAATAGCATCTCTTGTTATCGCATTGAGCTGGGGATGCGCATCCAGATATTGTGAGCGCCGCACCATGCACTCCATGCGATAGTCCTGGAGTGCGTTATGGCGTCCAGCACAACCATAGCTAAGCAATACGACAATAAGGATTAATATTTTTTTTAACATAATTGTTCCTCCCAACATCTACAGGATGGTGACGGACTAAAATCCGTCACCATCCTAACATAATCTTCAGTTATCTGTTTTTTTTCTGTAATCCGCTCTCGCCTTTTTGCACGCTTCGCACCGGCACCGATGATTTACGTATCCAGATATTGTTCCATGCTTTATTGGCCTTCTTCTGAGAAGTCCATGCAATTTGTCGTGGCACGACTTGCAAAGGGGAACACATTTCGAAAGTTCCATATCCAGCCTTGATTCTTCCCATGACCAAATCTTATGAGACTCTTTTGACTCTTGGTCAATATGATGAATTTCAATATTTTGGTCTGACCAACAAAAAACGCATGGTCCAAAATTTTTTAACTTGGCCGCTTTTCGAGCCTTAATCCAATCTCTTTGGTACTGTCTTTTTTGTTCTATGTTTATCATTTTTTTTGTGTGTCTCCTATAAAAAAAATGGTCAAGGTTCCGCAGAGTCCATTATGGCTTCCGAACCTTGACCAAAAAATAAAATAATCAGGCGCGCCAGGATGGTTACAGGATAGAATCCGTCACCATCCTGTAACCATATTAAATGTTGACAACGCCTGATTTTATTTGTAAAAATGGCGGAGGCGCATGGGAATCGAAATCAACCGCTAAGTCAATTTTTCTTAATAATTTCAAGCATGTTTTTTTAGAGCTTGTCACTGTATTTTGCGATCTGTTTGTTTTTATTATATTTATTTTGGGTTACCATATGGTTGCGGTCCTATTCACGCGGGTTTGCGCCGTCACCATCTGCCACCACCTCATAGTTGTAATCTTTGCAGGCATATCGGTTCGCCACAACCTCCTCACGGGTAAAGAGATCTCTCACCCATTCACTATCAAACCGAAACCCGCTAACCGGATTCACATCACCGACCTGCGCTTCCTCCCATTCTTTCGTTAATGGATGCTCAGGGGTGTTGTGTTGTGCCGGGTACCAATCATTCCGTTTGCATATGCGCTTGACTTTATCTCCAAAATAGATTTCATTCCCGAACATATCGACTTCGCCAGTCCACATTTTCGGTTCTGAGCAGAACTCTTCGGAGAATTTATAAAACATGTCTGAGATATCGCGGGGTGTTTGAGCGTAAAAATCTTTCCAGTCCTTCTTCATTTGCGCTTTAAATTTCATATCGCATCCCTTTCCAATTTAACCACCTTCCCCCGTTCCATAAGTTCGCGCTTCCGAGCCACTTCCATTTTGGCATATTTACGGACGGATTCGAGCCGGGCATGGTCGGTGATTTGTTGAAGGTCCGAAATTGACAGACCTTTTTCGTTTATGTATTGTGAACACGATGAATGTTTCAAGCCGGAATAGAGGTCGATGCTTTCCCCAGCATCCCGGCAGGCCTTGTGCCAAATCAGATTTAGGGAATCGTTTGTGTATCGTTTCCCTGGTGATCTGGACCTCCAATTGACGAACAAGAATGGGCTACCCAACGTTCGCGCAATTGGCGCGAAATATCGAACAAACTCAGAATGGGCCGGGATGATATGTTCGACGCCGGTTTTAGTCCGTTCAACAATCCGTCGAGCGCTTTCCGATCGACGGATAATAAAGATTCCATTCTCACGGTCCCAATCCTCCCATTTTAAAACGCATGCCTCTGCCGGCCGGCGCAGGTGATATTTCAGCCACAAAAAGATGGCCCGGTGCTCCGCCGGGATCGCGTCAATTATTGCCATCTGGCGGTCCTCAGGCAACCAGACGATGCTTGGTTCCTGAATCTGGTAAAGCCGTTTTTCCGGGAAGGCCGGGACCTCCGGGATGCGGCGCGATTTCCATGCGTATTTCAAGCACGCATGGAGGCAATACATCGTGTTTAGTTTGCCCTTACCGGTGCGCTTTATTGAGTTGAGGAGCATCACCAAAACGTCGAACTGGATCTCGTGCAACTGGAACGGATGCGCCTTGAAAAACGGCCCCAGGTGATTCCTTATTGAATTTTCGTAATCTTTGACGGTCGCCGGCGTCAATGTGGGGCGAACAGCGTTAAGCCATTCTGTGAGGTATGGGATGACATCGGTGAACTGTTCGCCGGTGAACTTTTCAATCCGAAAAATCCCGGCCTCTTGATCGGCCTGCATGGTAGCCAGTAGTTTGCCGGCGACCTTTTTATGGTACATCCTTTCCCCGCGATAGCGAGAAATAAAAAATGATTTCTTGCGCTTGGCATCATACCATTTTACAAACCACCACCCTGAGTCTTTACGGAAATGGATTGATCCTTTCATGCAGACACCCCCAGTTGTTGTTAAACCACTGGGAAGGTTACTGTATATGGTGGACTTGGTCAACATTTATTGAATTTCAATCAATCGTCAATGGTATAGTCTATAATCGCTGCGACGATAAGGCTTAAGCCAATCACAATTGTGATAAAAAAGGTCCCAGCCACAATAAAGGTGCTTGTCGCGCCAGCCTTTATCATCCACCAGCCTGAGGCACAGGCGCCGCCGGCCAGCATCGGAACAAAAAGTCTTGTCAGCATGCTTCCCCCTTTATAATAATGTTATGTTGGTACCAATCTTTCGCAGCATCGTAAGCCGCGTCTCTTACGATACGCTGCATGTAATCTTTATATGACCCGTGATCCTTTCTTGTTTGAGCATCCACAGCTGCCACCATGATCTCACCAAGCTTCCCCGTCTGCAATAAACGACAGAGATGCTTTTCAGCTGTCACAGCAATGACTCTTTCGGTCTCGCCACGAATGAACTCCCGTGAAAGACCCATTTCGTTCATCAAAACATTGCGAATATCGTTTATTTGGTCCTTGTTATCTTTCACATGTCATCCTTTCGATTGATACTTTGGACTCGCCAACAGCATAATAAGTAGCGGCCATCCGCTATCTGATGCGTAGCAAGCCACGCCTATTGTCAAAAAATATGCCAAGAAAACTATCGTCGCCAAAACCTTGTTATTCATCTCGAACAATCCATTTCCCGTCTTCGTCTACAATCTCAACCCGGATGTTACCCGGGGCCATAGCCTCATCGACCCTCTGTTCAATAGTTTTCCCACCGGTAAGCTCGAAAGCTGTACGTTGCACCCATAGCTTGAATTCAGCGGTCCTGGTGAGACGTTCAAGAGCAATCCGTTTGTTCTGGTGTTGCGATCGCTCTGAACGGCTTTCCCCGACGGCCCGGGACGCCCGGTGAATTATCCTGACACCGGATTCGGTTTTGTTCTGGTGCTGGCCACCCGGGCCACCGGACCTGAAGGTCTGGACCTCGAAGTCCTTTTTGCTTATCGTGAACAGGGGTTCTTTCATCTTAAAATTCGCCTAAGCCTGTTAGCTCCATATTCAGCTGCAACATAGTTTGCGCAATTAGAACAATAGAAAGTTCCATGGTTATAAGCAGACTCGTCTGTTGCGACTTTATCCTCGCATATAGAACACATTGTCGGTTGATTGGCGTTTACAGCCATCCTCAATATTTCAAATCCGTTTTCCGAAAGCCAATGGTGGAATTCCTTTGCAGTGTGAGAGCACTCTGCGTTCTGGCAAGCACCTAACTCAAAACTTAAACACTCTATATCACTACAAAATTCATATTTTTGATATTTATTCATCTCAAGCCCTCGCCATCTCGCCGCCCATCTTGCTGTCTATCGCAGAGCAGTACCCTTCGCCGTCATCATCCACCGTAAAGTGGGGGCAGGCTGGCTCATCAACCAGGTTATACATCCTCGCAACCTCTGTTGGGTCACACATGCACATATTGCCGGATCCACACTCAGGACATTTGGCGTCATTGATATCCGGGAAGCCATCGAAGAGTGAGCTGCATTCCAGACAAAAAGATATTTTGTCGATCTTTTTCATTTATTTAATCCCAACCGCTTCGAGCGACTTCATAATTAAACCCTTCAGGGTCGTTTCCTGATATTCCTTGATAGACTCGCTCAGTTGTTTTTTGCAGAACTGCTCTGATGACCTGGTGAAATCATTTTTTATTCTCTCAAGCCATGCTGCCATAGACTTTTTTAATTCATGGTTTATCCACGTTTCATTGTCACCACCAGCGCAGGCTTTTATAACGTTGCCGCGAGAGTCAACCGGTGAAAGCATTTTCTCGTCTATCTGCTTTTTAATGTAATCCTCGACAGAGCCTATAAATGTAGGTTTTCCCCATCTATCGGTAATAGCGATATCCTCATTGATAAGATTCATAAGCTTAGCATCAATCGCTTTGGACACTTCCCCAACTATCGCATCAACATGGTCCTTCGATATTTTGGCGAACACTATGTCAGAAATCTCTTTCTTGACATTTTTGGTTACGACATCTTCAAATGATCTTTCGTCAAAGATGTCGTTTGTATCAACTTCTATCTTGAGTATAGCCATTGTTTTGTATATCCTTTCCTTTCAGAGTGGCCCGGAATGGTGCGCTTGCAATCAACGGTACAGAGTAACCCCTGATTACAGAGGCGTCCCGGGCGCTGTTGAAACTTAAGCCAAGCTTAAATTCTTGACCCTTGGCCAGTAAACTTTCCGCCGGCCACCGCGGGGACCCGCCGGTAAAGCCACCAGATAGGATTCGTGATCGCGCGTGCATGAGTTCGGATCGACAGCATTGAAAACGAATTTCTTATCATCGAACTTGTTGCACTCGGCAAACTGGCTGCCGTCAACAGGCACGATTCCGATAACCTCGCCAGTCTTCATTGTCCCTTTTGATGCCCATTTAACCTTGTCGCCTTTTTTAAATTTCGCCATTGTCTTCTTATCCTTTATGTTATTGGGTTATTGAGCTACCAATCCATTTGGTCGCTCTCATATCAAAAATGAGTGCGGGCTCTTCTTCGATGCCGTAATTTGGATACCAACCCCCAGGCATCGAGTACTATATTCCCGGCGCCCGCCGACCGGTGAAAGGAGCGGGGGCCGGTTATTTCACCGGATTGTAAATTGCCTCCAGGATGGCACCGATACGCAGCATCCACCTGGGGTCATCCTTGTTGAACTCGATCTCACTGTAAAAGTCCTCAACATCGTGAGGTTGGATCTTGAACGGATTGTCAGCGTCAACGTCTACCAGCGCGTGGCACAGCTCGTGTCGAATGATCCGGATGCGGTCCGGATCTTCGATAATGTTCCAGAGCATGCTATCCAGGCGCATGATATAGTCGTAGCCATCGGCGACAGCTGCATCGTCTATTGACAAGAAGCGCTCGACATCGTTCGTCTTGGCCAGACTGGCTGCAGCCAGCTTCCCGGAAACGGTGCGCTTCTTGGTGTCCATCAACGCAAGGATGTTGGCGCTAACGAGCTGGTGGAACTGAACGTCCTTACGGACCTTATCAAGAAGGTCGTAGACTGTTTGTGGTGCTGGTTCGAATCGTAGGTCCATTGGTGTTATCCTTTCTTTTTTTGGGTCACTTCGCTTTCTTCTTCATTTCATCCTCGACCTCTTTCGAGTACGAGAATTTCAAAACGCTATCGACTGCCACATCGCCCCCGCAGAACACGCAGGGCCGGTCATCTTCGTGGTCCGTTTCTCTCTTTCCTCCGCACTGCACGCATTTAAATACGTGTATCATCTTCGCCAAGCCTTTCGCCGAAAAATTCCCGGGTAGATTGGACGCCTTCCCTGAAGAGTGCATCGAAAGCGTCTGCCGGCTCATCTGTAATCGGAATCTCATCGCCTGATAGCAGGATAGTCCTACGCAAATTGTAATTAAGGATACCGTCAAGCCGGTTTCTTTTATTAAGGATGATATTTACGAGTCCATTAAGAGTGGACGTCGCCGGGGAGACACGATCATAAAAGAAGATACCGATGGCGGGGTCACCCAGCGCGTTTAAATCAAACGCGCTGGTTAAAATGCCATCGGTGAGACCATCATCAGTACCAAATAGGAGCGATGCGCTTTGCAGGACCGAAACCTCGGTTCCTTTTATAATGTCCAGCTGGCCGCTTTCCAGGTTCGACACGCCAACTTTTAATTTATCGATATTTTTCCCTCGAAGAGCGTTGACAAGAAACGTTGCGAAATACTTCCGGCTATATACAGGGACATCTTTTGCAAGTTTGGCAACTTCACCCGCATTGTACCCGGCTGCCCATAATGCGCCAACAACCGAACCTGAAGATATTCCAATGATATTGTTGGCTACAAACCCTTTTTCTTCCAGCACTGATACAGCACCAGCGATAGCGTAGAGCGCTCTGTGACCGACCCCTTCAATTACAAAATTACACTTTGGCATTGGTTCCCCTTTCCGAGTTGGTGTTAATGTTGATTACGAAAACGGTTTTAATTCAAAATTGAAGTGCAGTCAAGCGTAAATATACCTAAAATCAATTTTATTTTAACATGGATTTTTGAGCGTAGGGAAGGGTTGGTGCCCGGATTGGGCACCACTTTAGGTAGGTATTATTCGTTAAGTTAAATAAATCAGTCTATTGATTCCATATCTCTGATTATCATTTGAAGGCGTTCTTGCGCAGCTTTGATTAATTCTACGTCACCGATGATAACAGCGTAATGCAATATTGAACTATAGTAAACAAATCTTCTATCCATTTATTACCTCCCCCATTATAAAAAAAAGTTAATCTGTATTATCATATAGACATAAGCAATAACTGCTCCATTCTTTATGGTAAGTTAGATTTTTTTAAATTGTTGATAAATTGGATAATATTTACTGCTGGGGGGGGGTGTAAAAAAAAGGCATTGTAACTTTTTGTTACAATGCCTTTTTTGCCTGGTACAAAAAGTACCAAGGGTCACTTTTTACCTTTTGGCTTCTTTGCGGGTACCTTATTGAGATTTAATTGAACAGGTTTCGGCTCCGGTTTAGGACCCGGTTCAACGACATCGACTTTGTTTTCAAGCAGAAGCTTTGGCATCTTTCTAATTGTATCCTCCGCCATTTCCTTCTGGCCCATGGCGACCGAGAGATTAATCATCCTGATAAAAGGTTCAAGGTTCGGGAACATCTTCATTGCCTTTTCATCAAGCACTACATACTCGGTTACGGTAAAGTCGTCTTCTAATAAATCCTTTATGCCAACCCCTAGGACCTCAGCGATTCTGTTAAGCTCAGCACGTGTCGGTATGCATAAATTGTTTTTAATTTTTGCTATCCTAACGTTCGAATGTTTCAGCGGCTTTCTAACTCGATGCTTAGGGTCTTCGTAAACCATTTTCCCTAATTCGGTATCATCAATCCCCTCTCTTTCCTGTAATACCATAATTCGTTCACCAAGATTTAATTTCATGCCGCACTCCCTCCAAGAGTCAAAAAATTAATAAAATTTCAATTTTATCTTGACCTGAATTCAAAATTGAATTATTTAGGTTCAAAAATCAATTTAAACCTTCAAACAACGGTGCCAAATGAACATCAACGATTACCTCGATTCAAAAAACATGACCCAAAATGATTTCGCAACCCTCATCGGCCGATCACCCAGTTATATTACAAAGTTTAAAAAGCAACTGGTTACGCCATCTCTCATAGAGGCAATTATTATTTATTTGGCATCCGATCAGCATGTCAATCTGCAAGACATGATCCCTCTTAATGTCATGAAACATCAAAACCAACCATGCAGCAAAGAATTGGCATCAGTATCATTTATAAAACATATTTGAATCTAAGTCAAGTTCTTTTTTTGATTTAGATTCATTCTTTTTATCTTTTTATTGAGGTCAATAATGAAAGATCCGAAGCGCGTGAGAAGGTTAATACGCAAAACTATCCGAATTCAAATGGAAAGTTTTTTAACATCAATATTTAACCAGCCTCTTCACGTTCGCCTGCTATTCGCTTGGCGAATTATAAGGGGTAAATTTTAATGAGAGGAAAATAATATGGCAGTGGAACTCGGGGATGAAGTGATCGACATGGTATCGGGATTTAAGGGGATTGCGGCAGCTTGCCATAACTACCTGAACGGATGCAACCGCATATCGGTTCAACCACCTGTAGACAATGACGGAAGGCTGCCGGAAGCGCAATCGTTCGATGAACCCCAACTCAAAGTATTAACCGCCGGCAAGGTCCAGAACTTCGCCAAAACAAAAGCCACACCCACCGGTGGGCCTGAAAAATTTTCTGACACCCCCAAAACAACAGGAAGGAACCGTTAAATGGAAATTCAAAAAACAAGAAAGAGCAAGCCGCCTCGCATCCTTATACATGGCAACCACGGGCTCGGGAAAAGCTCCCTGGCAGCGGCGGCGCCGGCACCGATTTTTATCCAGACAGAGGACGGCCTCGATGAGATCGACGCAGAGGCTTTCCCGATGGCCAAAGACTTCGACACCGTTATGTCGCAGCTCATGCAGGTCTATCAAGAACCGCATGATTACAAAACGCTCGTTATCGACTCGATGGACTGGACCGAGCGCCTGATCAACGCGCATGTGTGTAAGGAAGGCGGCAAGGACTCGATCAGCGACTTCGGGTATGGCGCAGGTTTCCAGATCGTCTATGAACAGTTCGGCCGGATCGTCAAGGCGCTCGATATGATCCGCGAAGAGCGGAAGATGGCGATCATACTTACGGCTCACAGCCAGATCAAGCAATATAACAATCCACTCGGCGCCGACTTCGACCGCCACCAGATCAAGTTGCGTGACAAGAACGCAGAGCTCTTCCTCGAATGGTGCGATTGCGTTGGGTACCTGCGCTTCCAGACCTACGTGAAAGAAAAGAAAGAAGGCTTCTCGACCACCACCAAGGCGACAGGCGGAAGCGACCGAGTTCTATCCTGCTACCCATCGGCGGCTTTCGTATCCAAGAATCGTTACGCAATCACTGAAGACATCGATATTCCAGACCCGGCCACCGGCTGGGACAACCTCATCAAAGCGATCAAGGGAGAAAAATCATGAGCGAGAATTTTACAATCAACATCGAAAAAGAAGCGGCAGAGTTTAAAGGTGAATTTAAGGTACTTCCCCCTGGGTGGAAGAAGGTTGTCATCCTGAGCGGTGACATGGTGGCTACAAAAGGGAACAACGGAGAGATGCTGGTCCTTACATACGAGTGTCAGGAAGGAAAGGTCTCTGACCGGCTGAACATCTTCAATTCGTCAGAGGTCGCTCAGAAAATCGGCCGGCAGGCGCTGGCAAAGATCTGTGAAAGCGTCGGCCTTACCGGGAACTTTTCGCTGAAAGATATTCCGAAACTTTTCGGCCGCTACATGGACATCGAACTGGGAGTCGAAAAGTTCAAGTCGAACAAGGCCGATGCCAATGGACACTTTAAGGACCTGCAATCCAACAAGGTTAAAAACTACGCCAAAGCCGACACCAAATCTGTGAACGCGCCGCCTGCACCACCGGCTGGGACCGAAGCTTCCGGAAGCCAACCCGACGAGAAAAAACTACCCTGGTAAGGAGGTGGCCATGAATGAAATCGAAAGCGCAATTGTCCGCGGCGCCGAACTGAAAATCCAGATCGACAACATGACGGAAGAGCTTCGCAAGATCAACGTCTTCCTTTCGGAGAATGCCGCCTATAAACCTGGTAGCAAAACCGGCCACCTTGATGCGCATGGTATCAAGGTGGATGTCACCCTGAAGGACAACGTGAAATACGATCAGGAGAAGCTGATCACTGTCCAACAGCACTTCGAATTTTTCCCGAACGTGTTCAAGTCCGAATGGAAGCCGGTCGCCAAGGCGCTCACCGAGGCCATGGCTGGCAACGATGAGTTTCGAAAAGCCATCGAGTGGTCACGAACTGTTACACCCGGGGCGCCGCAGGTCAAGTACACGAAGATTGAGGAATAGACCGTCGCCGCAACCTTGGGAGGGGAACCCGGCGATGTCACACCCCATGGGTCATTGCGGCCCATGGGGTTTACCATGAAAGGACTTGAAGTGATTAATATCGACTACGGTGACAACGACGCCACCAGCGCTAAAGCAATCGACGCTTACCTTGAATCTACCCAGACGTATCGTGACTGGCTGGGACTTAGCGCCATTGGCCATAAGTGCCCGAGGTACATGTGGTACCAGGCACGCGGAATGCAAAATCAGACCGAACCAAAGCAGGCCAGGCTGCTTCGGACCTTCGCATTCGGCAACGCAATTGAAGATCTGCTCGCGCTATGGCTGAAAGGCGCCGGTTTCGAGCTTACATGTCAGCAATGGAAAGTGAAGTTTACTCGCGGCGATAGCGTCCTGCAGGGTTCCATCGACGGGAAGATATCCGGCCTGCTGGAAGCGCCTGCAACCACTCATTTGTGGGAATGTAAGTCAATGAAGAACGCGAGTTTCAACAAACTGCTGAAGTCCGGGTATGAAGCCTACGATGAAAAATATCGGACGCAGATCCATTGCTACGCGCATGGACTCGGATTATCTCGAATCTATGTTACTGTTTTGAATAAGGATACAAGCCAGATCTACACGGAGCGCATCCGGACCGATGCTGAATTCGCCGAATCCCAGCTCAATCGTGCTTTCGACATTGTTGAACTTAAACATCCCCCCGATGGTAGCTGCCCAAACAGTAGCTGGTATGAAGCGAAGTGGTGCGACTATCGTGAGTTCTGCTTTGGTGGCCGGCGTGCTGTGGTCCAGAAGAAAAAGGGGGACGTGCCTTGGTAGAGGAGAAAGCTTGCAGTAAGTGCGGAAGTGTTAAGGCACTGGATGAATTCAATAAGCATAAAGGCAGAAAAGATGGATATAATACTTGGTGCATGGTGTGTGAAAAGGAGTATAAAAACGCATATTACAAAGACAATAAAGTAGCCATATCATCTAAGGTCAAAGCGTATGTTGAATTTAATAAAGAGAAGGTGTCTACACGTAAAAAAGCATACTATAAAAAAAATAAGGATCAAATAGCCTTAAGAGATAAGGAATACCGCGAAAAGAATAAGGAGAGAATAACTTCCAGGCTAAAGGCATGGTACGAAAAGAACAAAAAGTATGCATCTGAGCAAGCGAAGATATATCGAGAGAACAATAAAGAGAAGGTGAGCACATGGACCAAGTTGTGGAGAGAGAATAACCATGAAAAAGTTAAAAGTTATACAAAGAAATGTAATGCTAAAATAAGGTCAACCCCAAAAGGAAAACTTAACAACAATATATCTCGTGGCATCAGTCGATCTCTCAATGGTGCCAAGTCTGGCCGCCACTGGGAAGATTTGGTCGGATATACTATTGACCAACTCAAACGCCACCTTGAGAAACAATTTGATGAACACATGACCTGGGAAAATTACGGCTCATACTGGCATCTCGAACATATCATACCAGTCTCAGCTTTCAATTTCCAAAGTCCTGAAGACCGAGATTTTAAACGCTGCTGGGCGCTAAAGAATCTGAGACCTCTTGAGAAAATAGAGAACATCAAGAAGTCGAATAAGCTTGAAAAACATTTTCAACCATCACTTGTATTTAAGGTGAAGAATGCAGCCTGAGCTAAGACCATACCAGATCGAAGCGCTCAACGCTTTAGGTGAAGCCATCAAGACGAAAGACAGGCTTCTGCTGATCGCCGCGACAGGTGCAGGCAAGACTGCAATGATATGCCGCTTCATCCAGAAGTTTTATTTCGAATATCCGGACCGGAACTTCCTTGTCGTGTCTCATAAACAGTTAATAATTGAGCAGTTCATTGCTGCATTCAAGAAGTTCACTGAAATAAAAAGTTCAGATATAGGCGTTTGTTGCTCCGGCATGGGACGCCGTGAGCTTAAATCAAGAATCGTCCTTGCTACGATCCAGACCATTGTCAATTGCCTTGGGGACTACGCAGGAGCGAGCTTAGTTGTGGTCGATGAAACGCACAGGGTTTCGGTAGGGTTGGATTCTCAGTATAACCAGCTTCTAAACACGCTTGAAGAGTATGTTCCTGGCCACAAAACCATAGGTGTTACCGGCACAGGTTTTAGGCTCGGCCACGGTGAGATTTTTGGTTCAAGATGTAAAGCCGATAGAGTTAATTTCTTCCCGGAAGTTACGCATAGGGTGCTTTATTCAACCTTAAGGGATTCAGGGTACCTCATGCCGCTCAAGGGTTATATCGCCGACGGCAATGCAGCCAAGGACCTCTCTTCGGTACCGCTTGTAGCCGGCGAATACAATATGTCAGATGCCGGGAAGGTCATGAGCAAGTATGTCAATGCTGCCGTTGACGCATTGGAACTGTATGGAGCTGAGCATAAGCATGTTTGCATATTTTGCTGTGTCATAAAGCACGTTGAAGAAATAGTTGAGGCCTTCAGGTCAAGGGGTCACTCGATAGTGCCGATCCACTCAAAGCTTTCAAAGACAGAGCGTGAAAATAATTTGAGGTCGTGGCAATCAGGCGAAGTCCGAATCGCTGCGAGCGTGAATGTATTGACAGAGGCATTCGACTACCCAGCGCTATCATGCATAGTCTTTTGCAGACCTTCGAAGAGCAGCACCGTGTGGCTGCAAGCCATAGGGCGTATCCTTAGAATGCATCCTGACAAGAAGGAAAGCCTGCTGATCGACCTTACAGGCAATGCTATGTACTTCGGCCTGGATTTAGACTCACCCAAGGTAATTATCCCTTATGGCTCTGGAAACTCTGAAGCCCCAACGAAAATATGCCCCTTCGTATATCCAGACGGCCGGATCTGTGGCGAAAGGGTCCACACTGCAACACGGTTCTGCCCGAGCTGCGAATTTGAGTGGACCGTGGAGGAAGTGGAGGCAGTGCTTCCTGAACTAAAAAAAGTTTCCTTCGGCGCACCAGTAGAGGCGCCGCTCTGGCACAAAGTTTCTTATATGTCGATCAGCATCCACCAGAATCAGGAAACCGGAAAGCGCCTGCTTCGCCTGCAATTCGAATGCCCTGGCGAGAATGTCTACGCTAAAAATATCTTTGTTTCCGATTGGTTATGTTTCAAGTGCCACTATAGCGGTTTTGCTGTCGAAAAAGGCAAAGAGAAATGGAACATGTTCAGCTACAGGGATTACCCTGAGGATGTCGATACCGCTGAATGGTACGCGAAAGAATCTTTCGCCACACCGAAACAGGTGCTCTTAAAGAAAGACGGCAAGTGGCATCGGATACTGGACTACAAGTTCGAGGAAGAGGAAGAATCGCTGCATATGGATACCGCTTTCGCTAATCCGTTTGACAAAGATCAACTATACACAGGTGAGGACTTGCCGTTTTGAAACCATGCCCAAAAATAATAGACGGTATCTGCACCATTCATCGATTACCGAACCCGCCGGAAGCTGTGTGCCGGAAGTGCCAGCACCGGCCGGTTGTGGTGTGCGACAAATGGATTTTCGACGATGAATGGTGCCGGTTCCTGGACGCTGATGGGTGCGTGCATTTTCATGCCCGCACTGAGTGCGCAAGCTGTTTGATGAAAGAGGAGGATTAAGGATGAACTGGCCTGAAGCGGTTGTGATGGTGGCGTTTTTTGCAATGCTGGCGATTGCGTTTTGGAGGCTTTTGAAATGAAAATAGAACGTTGCGGGGATTGTGAGCATATTAAGCTGTTGCCTTCGTCAGGACTCTTCGGTGGACAATGGGTGTGCGGCAAGACTGGACAGCCTGTCAACCCGGGAAGGTTCATCGTGTGCGAGTTAAAATATCAAACATACGCGACATCGGAAGCAAAATGAACTTCTCGGACATCCAGCACCTTATAGAAGCCGGCCTGCATATCTTCCCTTGCGCCACCGACAAGTCACCCTTGTGCCGCTGGAAAGACCAATATTCTTGGTCACCAACAGAGACTTTCGCCGCGGTTGGAATGGCCACCGGTTCGCTATCCGGCAATGTGGAGGTGATAGACGTCGACAATCCGAACTTGTTCGAGTCTCTTCCAAAGGTCAATGCCGTGGTGGCCCGTACAGTTTCAGGCGGCTACCACCTGATCTACCGATGCGAGGCGCCTGAACCCAACCAAAAGCTGGCTATGTCATACCAGCGCGTTGCCGGCTACGGCGAGTACGGTTTTGATTGGCGGCCCGGGAAACTTTACAAGGCCAAGGAATACGGCGACGGCTGGTATATTTCGACTGCCAGCGTCGAGACCCGTGGGGTTGGTGGCTACATCCTTATATCGCCATCGCCGGGCTACGAATTATTGAAAGGCTCACTGACCGATATCCCTGTGCTCACCACCGAGCAACGCGATAAACTCTTTTTCCACTGCCGATCGCTGGGTGAACATCCGCCGACACCCAAAGTGATATCACGCAAGCCATCTGCAGGTGCCACCGGCACCCGCCCGGGTGATGCCTTCAACTGTCAAGTAACGCTTGACGATTTGACCTGCTTGCTTACCAAGCATGGCTGGACAGTCACCGGCGACCAAGGGCAAAATAGGCACTTCGCACGTCCCGGGAAGGTAACCGGCACTAGCGCGACACTGGGCGGATCAGCGGATTGTCCATTGTTCTATGTGTTCACGTCGTCAACCGAGTTCGAGGCTGAGAAGGCCTACACCCCGTTCCAGGTGCTGGCCAAGCTTGAACACGGCGACGACTATTCCGCCGCGGCGTTGAGCCTGGCCAAGTTCGGGTATGGTGAAGCTGAGCGAGACCCTACCATTGAACTGATCACGCACGAAGAAGCCTGCGCCATGCCAGGCATCGGAACACCGCTGAACGATATCCCGGCAGGGTCCCTTATCGATCTTGGCATGGCTGGCCTCGTAAGTGCCGGCGCTGTCAACATTCAGCAATTGCTCTATCCGATAGTGATCAGCCACATTGCCAGAGCATCGAACGGGTACATCTGCTGCGAGCACGTTCACCCGTCATTCTCATTCATCAAGGTGGCAGGTACGAGCGTTGGGAAGAGCAAGAGTAACCAGATAATGCAGGCTGTTGTCCGCCCGGCTTTCGAAGAGACGGTAATAAAAACCATAGGCAAGCGGGAATGTGAAGTCAACGTCAACATTTTTTATGGACCTGACGAAGTGGCATCCGGCCAGGCGATGTTAAAAGCTTTAGCCGACCGGCCAAAGGCGTTGTTCGTTTTTGATGAAATAACCGGGTTATTCTCTGGGACCGGCGGCAAACAAGATCCAATGTCTGCAGACAAAAAGAAGGTCCTTCTGCAGCTAAGCACCCATGGGGGGAGCGTTTATGAAAAGAAATACGCTGACGACCAGAAGGACGTCGTTATAGATGGACTTCTCTTTAATATGCTTGGGAACGCGACACCGGTTATTTTCGACCACTTCAATAATGAAGATATAGATACCGGAACTATACAAAGGCTGGATTTTTCTGTGTACGACGGGAAGATTCCACGAAGGTCGACTACACAGCTCAGTAATGCGACCCTTGAAGTTTTCTCAGAGCGATTGAAAGCGATAATGGATGTATCGCCGGCTTGCATTGGTAACCTTTTAGGTGCCTCTGACGTTGGTCTTGATGACGCGGCCAAAAAATTTATGAACGATCTGTCAGACAAAATCACAGACGAACAGAACTCTATTTTTGATGATGGAGAAATAGGTCTTATAGGCCGAGCCTATAACACAACACTTAAATACGGAATTATCCACGCCGTGGCGACAAAAGATGTGTCTGAAATGTTCATATCGCCATTAAACATTGATGACGTCAAATACGGCTATGGCGTTGCATCAGCCTTTCTCAGTTGGCAACGAAAAGTCCTTTTAAAAAAAATTCCTGCCGGCGAGTTTGCTGCCAACTGCGATGCTTTTATGGAAGCTGTGATCTCTGCTCAAAAGATGAAAGGCCAGCTGCCTACCGGTAAGCTGGTGGCATCAAGAAAGAGGAGGATCAAGAACTTAAAACCGAACGAGTGGGATCTGGTAGTGAAAGTCCTGAAAGCGAGGGGTGAATTAGTGACCGAAGAAGTTAAAAACAAGACGATTTATCGAGCAGTAAGGGGGGTTGAATGAGCGAGGTTGTAAGGTCTGAGCATCTTGAACAGAGGGATTTTTTTGATTTCCTTCGAAAGCTTGAATTCGGAAATCCGGACATCCGGTTCGTGTATGCGGTCCCGAATGGTGGTCTTCGAAACATCCGGGTGGCCAAGCAGTTGAAGGACGAAGGGGTTAAGCCCGGGGTACCAGATATCTGCTGGCCGTGCCCGATGGGAGAGTTTCACGGGTTATATATCGAGATGAAGCGGACAAAGCTGGGGAAGGTTTCGGCCGATCAGCGCGTTTGGATAGATTGGCTGAAGAAGAAGGGATACTACGTTAAGGTCTGCAAGGGGTTTGAGGAAGCGAAGAGCGTTTTTTTAAATTACATGAAAATGGGTGAATTCAATGACAAAAGAAGAGCTGCGTAAGATTTTCGAGACAGAAGAAACGGCAGAAATAACATGGCAAGGTGCGTGCCACGATTGCGGATGCGATATTGAGGTCGTAACCAATATGGCAATCGACGGCGCTCTCACTGTTACCGGTGGTGCCATTTATGGAGACAAGGATGGCGTACACCATATGAAATGTGAGGCCTGCTTCGAAAAGGATAGTACGCTTCATAATTTTCGTGAGTGTGAGGTTTTTGTTCGGTGTGTAGGGTATCTTCGGCCGGTAAAGGATATGAACCCTGGGAAGCAGGCCGAGGTCGCAAACCGGAAAAAGTTTGATACGGGGGAATATCTTTCATGACTATCATGCAACACGTCAGCAAGTGGATGGCGAAGAAGTTTTTAAATGCGACGCACTGTCGGCTCGGTGCCCGTGTTGGGAATCAGCTTTTCTCAGAAGCTGACATGCTGTTATCGCCGCTGGCAATGAGCGCATTCAAAGCGATAGGAACCGATCCTGATCACGAATACAGCATAGGTAGCGTCGAAAATGATAACTGGGAACCGGTAGAGGAGCGGGAAGGCATAGCCGTCGGGACCATCGTTATCCTTCCGGAAGGGGCCAGTCATGACAATTGACTATAACTTTTTGAGCATGCGCCACAATAAGGAATACGGAACAGAATACCAAGACGGAAAGGCCATGGTAGCCGACCTTTACGCCAAACTCGGCAGCGCCTATGGGGTCGCTGATAGGCTCATAATCAACCACAAGTCTGTTTATAATTTCATGAAAAAGCATGGAATGAAGACGCAGCCAAGGGGGAGGGAGCGCTTCACAGACAAGAAGGATATAATCCTTGAAACGCTCAGGATAACACCGAACATGCCAAGGCAAGAAATTGCAGCGCTGGCAGGATCATCGGTTTCATTGGTTAAATATTATGTCAACAGAAGGAGAAAAAAAGCATGAACGTTAAAATCTATCTCACAATTGGTTTGGGGTACATCATCGGCGATGTCGTTTCCGAAGATGAAGATTATATCGATATACAGTACGCAGGAAAGGTTGGCGCCACAGCTCAGGGTGTGATGATCGCAGAGCCGATTCCGCCATGGTTTAATAACGCGGAAGAGTTGATAAGAGAATTCAAGATTCCTACGGATATTATAATCTTTGAAGGCTATGCGCATCCGGATCTTGCAAGCGCTTATGAGCAGTATGCTCAGAAGTTCAAAGCTAAATCAGCCGGCCTGGTGATTGCGAAAGCCAGCGACATTCCAAACAACGTAACGCCATTTCAGAGGAGATAATCAATGTCAAACAGAGGAAATCAGTGGGTGGAATTTTCCAAAGAGGTCCTATGCCACATCGATGACTATACCGTTCCGCAGTACGGCGATATGCCGGACGATCAGGTTGAAGAGTTCACGCTGGCCGATTTCAAAACCAATTTGAAGAAATACATGAACCGCATAGGCAGCAACGCACGCGGGAACGATGAGGCAGTCAGGGACGCATTCAAGATCGCGCATTACGCATGCATAATGTGTGCGCTGCTCAGGAAAGAGGTTGAATAGCCATGAAAACAAGAAGTTTAATAGCCTCTGACATGGATGGGGTCCTGGTAGATACCGTCGGACACCTTAAGAAAGTCGGCGCTGAGCATGGGTACCGAATAGAATATTCGGATCATTATTCGCTGGACATATATAAAGACGGCGAAAAAGTTGACTACTGGGATCCGGATGTCACAGACCTCTTCAACGAGACCTTCGACAGGTACGATGAGATAGAGATATTCCCTGGCGCCGAAGAGTTCATCCATAAGATGTATGAATTGACAGGCCAGCCGTTTTTGATCGTAACCGCAAGGCCTATCAGCCATGCCACCGAGACGCACAAGCTCATTAAACGATTCGCAAAGAAAACCCCGTATGTCGTGGCGTTTGCGGACGGGTGCGACAAACACCGGTACCTGAGTGGGTATAAGTTTTTCATTGAGGATCGGCGCCGGACAGCCATAGACCTCGTCAACATGGGGAAAATAGTTTTCCTTATCGACACTGTCTATAACCAACCTACGGAAGAGATGACCTCAAACAAGATTCTCATGGAGGAAATAATCCGGATCGATAGCCTGGAAGATCTTATCCCAAAGGCAAAATATTATTCGTCTCACGCGGGAGGAACCTTTTGAATGGACCTTATCGAAGAGGCTGATAAACTGATCGAAGAGATGACTGCTTTAGCCATCAGTAAGGCCAAGGAAGCGTTGTTAGCAACCGGCACGGTGAAGTGTGAGGATTGTGGTTGCACCATACCAATAAAGAGACGAAAGGCGATCCCGAGCTGCACAAGGTGTATTGATTGCCAAATAGATTACGACGAGGTGAACCATGGAAAAAAAATATGAAGACATTGTTTTTCTTGCGCTGTGCGTTTGGCGGGAAGCCAGAGGGGAAAAAGAGATGGCGCAAGTCGGGGTGGCACAATGCATAATGAATCGTGTCAAGCGGCCTGGGTGGTGGGGGAATGACGTCAAGTCGGTCATCTTCAAAAAGTGGCAGTTTTCGTCCCTCACGGATCCGAAAGATCGACAACTGACCGTGTGGCCGGAAAAAGATACGTTAGATTGGATTCGTGCGGTTCACGTAGCCGAAGATGTCGTTGAGGGACGGGTCCTAAACCCGGTCTTAGGCGCCGACAGCTACCACGATATCAGTATCCCGGCACCGAAGTGGACAAAAACGGCAAGGTATGTTACGCAGCTCGGACGGATAAAGTTCTATGATGTTGACCATGACTATGAGGTATAATAATGCAGAAGGTTTTATGGCTGGACACTGAGACGACAGGCGTTGACCCGGTAAAGAATTCCATAATTCAAATTGCCGGCATTGTCGAAGTTGACGAAGTCGCTATCGACAGATTTTCGATTTTCATGCAGCCATTCCCTGGCGCAGAGATAGAGCCTGAAGCTCTGGTGGTGAGCGGCACAACGCTGGAAAAACTCGAAACATACAAAAGCTTCGCTCTTGGTATGGACAGATTCAAGTGTAAACTCGAAGAGAACATCGACAAGTTCAGCAAGACCGACAAGTTCATTCTCGCCGGGTACAATATCGGTTATGATGCTGGATTTCTGAGGCAGGCTTTTTTGCATGTGGGTGACAACTTCTTCGGAAGCTGGTTTTTTAGCTGTAACCTTGATGTCATGACCTATGTGGCAGAGGATGTTAAGCGAGGGGCCCGATATGAAAGTCACAGCCTTGGCTCGGTGTGTGCTGTGAACGGGGTTTGTCTTGAGTGTGCGCATGATGCGCTGGCGGATATCGCCGCTACCCGGGAACTTTATTATTCAATGAGGTTAAAGCTGGGAATGTGAAATGTGACCCCTTACGGCGACATGGTCGCCGTAAGGGGTTGGCTTAACCAAAAATCTTCTTAGAAAGATGGTGAATGTCAGCCCACGCTAAAATATCTTCAGGCATTGCTGCTCTTGTAATTGGATGCTCAAAATACCACCCAAGATATCTTGGACTACAGTTTCCAATAAAATCCATTACATCCGCTGCAAGGCGTTGCACCAATCCGGTCTTTACGAACCTGTCAAAAATAATTTTATCGTGCTGCTCTTTCGTTATATTCCAAAGCTTTTCCATACTCTGGGTGTGCGCATTTTTCATTTTGCGCTCAAGGTATTCACTGTAAGTATTATAGCCAAAATATCGTTCCATTTCACTCCACCTTCCAAACATCTATTCCGTTATGGTTGGTTACAACAAGCTGGTGTTTTGTGACAAGAGATACCAATCTGTTGGTAAGCCCGCGAAGATTACGTAAGCTGGGGCTTCCTGGCCTAATGCTTCTTAAAATATCAACGATCGGAATAACGCTTTTCGGAACAGGTGGGTGCTTGACCTGATATTCAATCGCCTGGGCAAACATCAGACCAGCACCGAACACCCATATTGGATTATCAGGCTCATCGATCATGGCTGCCATATCAACGTGCTCTTCGATCTCGGCACGCTCTTCATCCGGGCACCACTGCATTAAAAGATCATCCACAAACCAATCATCTGCTGTTCGCTTCGGCCAAGTTAATATCTGGACCAGAGTGTCCGGGGTCCCTTTGGCAAAATAAGCAGACGAAAAAAGAGGATGAACCGTTTCGGCGAGGTAGGCGTGGCCGAGTTCGTGAAGATACTCGATGTCGCGCCATTCAGCGTCAGGCGGCGGGACATAAATTGTGTGTGTCTTCTCGACTGGGTTAGAGGTTATTTCCATGTGGCGAGTCTCATGTTGGATTGTTGAGACTCGCCACTTTAGGGACGATTGTATCTTTTGGATTAGAGATATCACATCCCATATTCTCTCGAGAACTCAAAATCGCCAACGGTAAGCCGGACCATGAACCCAATGCGAGTAACTTCAGTTTCGCAGTCATCGCACTTAGCCGTGTGTATCCGCGGTTCGATCGTGGCGGTTGGAATAGCCTCTTTGATTTTAAGCAGCGCATCATATTGATCTGCCGACAAATGTTCGGCATCTTCAACGTCAAACGAAACATCGTGGCGGTCATATTCATCTTCACCTTCGCACACATCGCTCTTGGTCAGTTTCTTGTAGCGATTAAAGACATCAAGAGGCGCGTAAACCTCAGCCCTGATCGCATCGATTATTTCCTGGTCCGGCAGGAAGCCGTCTTTGTATCGAAGCTTCTGGTTCTCGGTTCCGTTGGCTTCGACCCAGGCTTTGATCTGATTGACTTTGCGTTGTTCCTTAGCTATAGCTTCGGCCTTGAGAGCTTCCTGTTCGCGCTTGTATTCTTCGGCGTTGGTTCTGATTTTTTTATCCCTGATCATTTGATCGATATTATCCTCAAGATTGAGCCAGAATGCAAGCGACTTTGCGTCTTCATATGCATCTTTGATGTCTGCATTGTCTTTTACAAGATAGTCTAACAGTAGACCTTCATCGCTACGTCTGGGATTGTTCTGCAATCCAAGGACTTCTTTTACCGTGTCAGCATAACCGATATATGGCAGCTCCACACCCCACGTATCATAGTGCTTTGTTACTGTCTTTTCAGGTTGGCCTTTTGCCCATTCTTTGAATTTAGCAATTGCCATTTCAGTTCGCTGTAAATCTTTTGCTTGTTGTTCTTTGGTGACGGAAATCTCAAAATCAAGGATTTGCCTCAGCGCATCTATATCTGGCTTTGATACAGGATGTGCCTTTGGCAGAACAAACATACCGTCTTTCAAATCGCTGCATTTAGCTAACGCCGCACGCTGCTCTTCGGTGAGATCTGCCGGGTTAAATTCAATAGTGTCTTCGCCCTGGTTGTCGAGCCCTTCCAGAAGCGCCGCCTTTGCCGATACGAAAATAATAGCTTTCATGTGTGTGTTCCTTCCCGGCCATGCCGGATTGTTTGGTGTTGTGGTTACGGGTAGCCATGCTGCCCTGTTGAATAAAATAGTTGCCTTCTTAAAAATCGTCCGGGTGTTCATGGTCAGCTTTTGCGCGTTTGAACAGACCATCGATGGCGTAGGATGCTGACATTTCAATACCATCTGTTGTAAAGTCGTCTAACATTTCGATTGTGTCGTAAAGGTCCTGTGCGGCATCGAGCCAATCCTGCATCTTTTTCCACGGTTTTCCGTGATGGCTTAAAGCGGCTTTTGTTTGTTATAAATCGTATTCAAGACGGTTCCTGATTTGCTAAACCAGCCTCGCCCTAAGCTCTGCGCTGAATCCCTTCATGCTGTAATTCATCTTACCACCTCCCCAAGCGCTAAATGCACATCCCGTCAACAACCTTTGGTGCAGCTTCATCAGCGCAATATACGATAAGAAACGTTTTCTCTTTTCGGACATGGACTCTTTTCACGCCTGGATTGAAATCTTCGATATGAAGACACTCAAAACCACGGAAGTCAAAGCTGCGTTCAGCCGTATAATATTCACCTTTATTTTCCTGCTTAAACATAGTCACCACCCCATAGCCTTACCAACCCGGCGCCGAAGCATATCCGGCGTCGGGTGAATGTAAACGTTCACGATCGTATCCGGCTGGTCACCCAGTAGGAAGGCGATGTCCTTTATATCCATTCCGCCTTCATAATGCAACCATGTAGCGACGTAATGCCGGAAGGTGTGGGGACCCCTCTCATCGGATCCATTCTTCAGGCCCAGGTAGGACAACATGTCCTTCACGATCTTCGCGCACTGGTCCTCTGACGGGAAGAGGCCGCCATCAACCCGGAGCAAAAGCTTTTCCATCAGCACCGCGGTCTCGGGCGAAAAGAAAACCGGCCGCGGCACCGTCTTTGAATCGTTCAGCATGATCATTCGGGTTTCGATATTCACATCTTCGGCACGAATCAGCGACAGCTCTTTTATCCGGGCGCCGGTCTCAACCAGCAAGCGGACAAGGATCTTGTTGCGAAGGGTCTTGACGTAGCACTGAAGGGCCGCAAAGTCGTAGGCCAGGCACTTGGCAACGTCTTCCTCAGAAAACCATCTGGCGAGGCTCTTGCGCTGGCTGTCCTTGCGTTCATCATGCGCGATCCGGAAGGAATAATCCGTTGGACACCCGAGCCACTTCAAAAAGTGTCTCACCGTCGTGAGACACAATTGAATTGAAGTGCCTTTCATGGTCTTCGACAGCTCGGTAGCGAAGGCGTGCATATCGAAGCTTTGGTCGATGATAATCCCGCCGGCGCGGCAATAATCTGAAAGTTTTTTGAGGGAGTTTTCGTAGCTCTTGAGTGTCTTGGTGCTGAGACTCTTCGTTTGGTTTATCGCTTCAAAGTACCGCTCTATTTGCGGCATCATGTTTCACCTCTCTTCGTACCCCAAATTGTTCAGTTCTTCCCAGTGCTCTGCAACCCACCGTCTATGAAAAACCATCTCTTCGTCCGTTAAACTCACCGGATCAACGCCGTTGAGAGCATTTTCACAAACGCGATCAAACTTTTCATCCTCATAGCCGTATTCGTTCATCATACTTTTATCCTTTCTTCGCATCCATATTCAGCCGCGACTTTTGGACCGGCCTCGGACCCTTTGTGAACGTCTTGAACACATCCCCCGGGTCCAACCCCAGCGCGGTGACAAAGTTCCCAAGCTTCAGCTGGCACATCCAGCAAAACTTGGTGTCCTTGTTGATCTCGGTGGCGTTTGGGTCGACCGTCTTGTCGCAGAAATAGCACCCGGCGGCGGCTTCCTGGTAGATGTTATTCACCATGTCAAAGACCGGGTTCTCGGAATCATCGTCATAGTCGTCAAGGCCAAGGCCTTCCCTGACCTCAAGCTCGATCCAGTTGAAAAAGAAGTCCACAATCTTATCCCGGTCTTCCTTCTCAAGAGACCCCAGAAGAAACGTCACCTCGGCCAACTGCGCATCCTTCGCTGTAAGTTTCTTCGATGCAAGGACGTCTTCAAGTTTCACTACTTTCTTTTTTTCCAAAATATTCCTCCTCATTTTTAATCAATAAAAATCCATTGTCTATAAGCCATTTATGGAACGTTTTTGCCGAATAGTGGCAGCCATCTTGTGATAAAAAAGATGGTATCCCTCGACATCTATCGTTTTTTAATGCAAAACAACCTATGGCTTTGCAAAATTCATGTTTTTGATATTCTCGATTCATTTTTTTTCCATCATACCATCAAGCCACTTTCTTGAAAAGTTCCATCTGGCCGGTTGGTTTCTCTTCGTATTCGATCTTGAACTGGTCCCCCTTGGGTGCGAATAGGGGACGCTTAACGTTCTGTTCATAGGATGCTTTCCCCTCGAACGCTTCGGCCACTGATCTCTCTTCGTGTGTTAATTCCATGAACGGTTTGGCGCCGTAGTCGCACGGCAGCCACCCTTTGCCCTTACAGGCAACGATATTGAACCGTCGCAGGATATCCTCGCTTTGGAATGTCAGGTGGATGGTCCCTTTCTTGTGGCAGGTGATCTTGAAATAGGTGCTCTCGATTCCAGATGACCGGCCGGCGGCAAGTTCACTTGCGATGACATCGGTCATTGACAGGTATGAATCCATTCCATCAAAGTAACACATGACCGTGTCAATGTCGTGAAGCTTCCTGGTGACATCGTCGTAGGTCTTCAGCCGCCACTCACCATGCCAGTCGGTGAACGGACCGCTGCCGTCGGTGTTTTGCCATCCCATTGGGATAACCACCTTCTTGTTGATCTTAAAAGCGCTGTTCGTTTTCCACCCATTAAAATAGTGGATGTTCTTTTCGTATGCGTTCTGGTCGTTATAACCGTGCCGGGTGAACATGTCAAAAATATCAACGACAGCCTGGGTGAGAGTTTCTTCATAGGTGCCTATCAGGTTTAGCACAAAGTTCCGGATGTTATTTTCGGTGAAATCCATTTTTTCGCACTGTTCCAGCTTCGCATTGAATTCGTCTCGCTTCTTTGAGGTGAGGCGCTTCCGGACTTCAGGTAGCTCCAGCGCTTCCCGCCAGAAATCCTTTCGGACGGCGACCAGCATTTCATTGACGAAGTGCTGCATCAACGCCGTCATATCTTTGGTGGCGGTAGAACACCTGCTCGGCTCTTTATTCAGCCAGATATATTTCCCGACCTTTCGGTAATTCTTGAAATAGTCAAGGAAGGTCTCGGTGCACTTCGCAATGATCTGGTTGTATTCGGCTACCAACTCGGGGATCTTCTTACCGGTTGAAACCTCGTGTTTTTCCTCGACGGTCTCTGAAAACTTTTCCGCCTCATCATCGCACCCCTTGAACAGGTCGTCTTCCAGCTTGCGATGAATCTTGATATCGATAAGCGCCACCTCGACATCGGTGCGGCGCTCGGCGTCCCGGAATCCGCCGGCGATATATTCGATCTCTGCATCCAGTTCGGACAACTTATCAACGAGCATCTTCCGGGTGTTGGTGTGCGGGTTTCGCAGGGTCTCAGCGTTCAGCAGGCAAATGATCTGGCCGCGGTACATGATATCGATCGCCTTCAGCAGGTGCTTATCGCCATCCCGGAACGGGGGGTTCATAATGATCAGGTCGAACTTATCCTGACCGGCAAAGGTCAGAAAGTCCGAATCGATCACCTTGATATTTTTCCCCAAGAGGGTCGCTCTAAGGTCCGGGTCGATCTCGATAGCCGAAATCTTTTCGTACCGGTTGTTGTTGTACCTTGAATCTGCATTGAGCGCTTCGATCAGGTCACCCTTGCCGGCCGAAGGCTCAAGGATGTTGAGGTCGTGCTTATACGTCCCCTCAAACTTTTTTATTCTCGAAATCATCTTGCTGGCCAACAGCGGCGGCGTTGGCCAAAGATCCGATACGCCGTAGGCGTTAATCACGTTTGTCATATATCAAATTCCACCTCTTCATAATTTTCTTCATCATATTCAAAGGCGTTGATACTATTCGGAACATAGGCCCAATCAATTACGAATGGGTTGTCTCTGAACCAATCGTTTAATCCATCTTCGGCACCACCAATTTCGTCTGTATCTACCAACATATGGACCATTACTTCTGAAACTATTCGCTTCGTCATCGTTCCCCCTTCCATTCCCATACCGGGACATCAATTTCATACCCTTCACCACATCCAGCGCCGGCAAAGCCGTATTTCCACTTCCAGCATCGCACGGTGACGGTTTCATTGGTTGGTAACAGGTCGAGTGCCTGAGTCGATATCGACCCGGGCCCGCCGGAACATTCCACATACCTGTCATCCCGAAAAGTCGAATGGTTGAATGTTATTTGCAGATCGTTATCCCTTCTTCCAATCGATCCACCAATAATTCCGATCGAACCTGGACGTTCACCCATGAACTCACCGGTTAGCCGGACGGCGTCGCCAGCCATTGGCCAGCGTCCCTCTGTTGGCGGCGGGTCGGCATAGGGTTTCTCTGGCGCCTGCACTTTCTTGAACCGATAGACCCTGATTGAGACGACGTCGTTTGTCGTTCGCAGGCTTTCCTTGGCCTTGTCGATATCCTCCGGTGAGAGGCGGTCAATGTCTACGAGCAAGCCGAAGATTGCGCCGTCCTCGTAGAAATCACACAGGTATGGGATACCATTGACGTTATCTTCCGGATATATCTTGTAGCTCGTCACCTCAAGCCATGATGCGCCGGCGCAGTGCGGGTATCGCTCTTTCCAATCGCCGTCCCAGAGGTTTGGGTGCGAGTCTACCTCGCAGTACTCATTGGTCTTTCGGTTTACTATCCAATATTTTGTCATGGTTTTATATCCTCAAAAATTACAGGTATGGCTTCCTTGAAATCCGATAACAGATCCAGCATCAGTGCTCGCATTTGCGGGTGAGCGGCCTTGCTGGTACGAAGTTTAAAGACGTGCCGCCACTCTCTTAGGTTCGCCGTCATAACGATCTCAGTCTTGAGCGCGTTCGGCAGGACCTCTCTGGCTTGCTCTGGTCTCCAGCCGCAACCTATAAACTGCTTATAGTGATATTCGTCCTCTTCACAAGCTTCTATGAAAATCTTTTGGCCAAGTCCGTCTTCTGGCATAGAGTTCCACCACACCGGCCGGATGAATTCCATTTCCTTGCCGCCGTAGTTACAGTATCGAGTTGATTCCTGGCTGAAGCTCGCAAGGCGATGCCGTACCAACTCGTGTGTGACGCCGCGGTTTGTAATGATCCGGACCGAGGCGCTGACGTGCTCGATAACAGATTCGTGGCCTTTGTTCATAAGCATCCTGACGAAACGTTCAGGATGCTGTGGCTCTGATTTGTAGCATGTGGCGCCGGCCCGCATTATGCGAACAAGCACGTTGCGCGGCTCGTCAACCCATTCCCATGATTGGTCTATAAGTTTCAAATTTCCACCTCCACCAGCTTGTTGATACTACCAAAGGCCTCAAGTACCTGCTCTTCGGTAACATCTTCAAAGTCAGCTGCATCATACTTTGATGAATAATAATCTATCACGGACTGGCTCGCCTCTTCCTCGGTGATGTATTCGATCAGCCATGCATCCAGTTCGATGTTGCGCTTGATCATTGTTTTGGCGTAAATGGCATCCGATAAATCCACAGCCACATAAAACCGGCCATGGATAAAATCGCCGTTCCAGGCCATTGTCCCAACAAGTGGCCGCGGCGCGTTGAAGATTGGCCAGCCGGCTGGGACGTCTTCAGGACGTGTGCCTATCACTCTTTTTCGGTTTACTTTCATGGTTCACCTCCAGGCGATCTATAATTCATCAAAATTTTCACGTCCGCCTCCACCTTCATTGCTTCGCGTAATCTGAATTCCTCGGCCACCCTTTGACATCAATGGCAAAATGTTTCCCAGGCACTTTATGAATTGTATAAAAACTCCGGCGCCACTTTTCAGAATGAATCGCCGCTCATACAATCGCCCCAGCACCCACCTGCCGTCCTTGAAATTGATATACCCTTTCCATATGGCGTTCAACGTCGCCTCTTGCAACCTCTTCCCGGGACAGTCCGTTGGCAAGGTCCCCTCGTCTCCACCGCAGACCGTGCAGGACGCAAGGTCACCGCCGCAATATGGACACGACATCCTGCCGCATTGACATTTGAACCAAGTATGCTTCATGCCGTCACCTCGTCTTTCACCGGCCGGATCTGCTCTTCTGTACCATCTTCGTAAACCCGGATAAGGCCCCCGTGGTCACCGGTACGATCGTAATCGGCCAACAGATCCGCCTCGTCTTCATATTGAACATTGCACAGCGCAGCAATCTTTCCCGTTCGGGTTATCCCGAACCAGTAGCAGTTGTAACGGTAGCCTGATATTTTTTTCATAATTCCTCCCCGAGTAACTCAACCGCTTTCTTATAAATCTCTTTTATCGTGGTCCACTTGACCGGAACCGATATGGTGTAAGACCCGGCCCCACGGCAATCTTCACAGTCCTCGCAATCGTCATACGGATCTTCCCCTGACCCGCCACAGTTACAACAGGTAACGGTCACCAGCTCTTTAAACTCTCCGATAAGCGCCGCCTTCGCGCCGTTTTCAGCCGTCAACCTATCCGGCATTATTATTTTTTTCATAGTCACTCCCACATATGCCGGTATTCAACCGCCGGCGTGATCCACCAACATTCATCAAGTATCCGCCTGCACAGCAGATGCAGCTTTTCGAAATACCGCTGCTCTGACTCGATGATATATTTTCCCGTCCAACCGTCCCAAACTTCCCAACCACGACCAGAATTGATAACGCGGTCCATGTAATAACAGTCATATTGAGAGTTTGGGTCAAACCCATATTCAATAAAACCGTCCACCTCTCCATCACAACAACAACTTGTCATTCCAGTGCGAAGAAGGCAGTCACACATTTCGCAAACCGGAATCGAATCTGATTCCCCTGAGGATCCGTCACGGATGCTAAATTCAGCGTCGGAAGCACCTTGCTCGTTACACAGCGCGGCTACCTTTTTCTTTGCGCAGTCGTAGCAATAACTTTCTGGCAACTCTTCGTAATCATCATTACGCTCGTCAACGATATAGTGTTCGTATCTTTCCTCTACCATCGCCGATCCGGTTTCAAAGAACCATTCGAGCCGGACCCTTTCTGCTTCGGTTATCATTTGTTCACACCTCCGCCACTTCCAGAATGGTTTCGGCGTACCCTTTCGCCTCTCCCATTGTTGGAAAGTCACCGATAAGGTGGCACTCACCGACATCGGTATATTCATCCTCGTCTTCGTCGCACTCCTCGATTTGCAACCACACCCTATAAGTTTTCATCGCTAACCTCCTTCGCCACCCAGACATAGGCTTCCACCCAGTAGCCGTCTTTAACTTCCTCGACTTTGGCATCGTCGTAGATAACCAGGTCTTCATCGGTATAGTTTTTTGCTTCTTCCAGGACCTTGTCCCGCTCGGGTCCGGCCGGCAGGAAGTTAGGTTTCGGTTGATCGCTAATCAGGGATAAGACCCGTTTAATATCAGAACCGCTGCCCAACAATTTACCGGCTGCTTCCAGTATTGCTCGTGCATATCTCGGCGCCATTGGATATTTTAAAACTGGGTCGCAAACCCAAATTCGCCACTTGGGGGACAGTTCTTGCTCTAACGACTGGGTACTGATAAGGTCTTCAAGGCTGTAAGATTTGGTCACTTCATGCTGGACGGCACTGGGTTCTGGCGGCTCAAACTCTTCCGGCCAGGTGCCGGTCTTGACCACTTTCGAGTCCGGGCTGGCGGCTATCGATACGAGACTGGAGATCTTGCCGCAATTGAGACAACTGATACCGTCTTCAATTTTGTATTCATCTTCTTCATCGTAGGATAAAGAAGACTTTTCATGGGCGCAGCCTTTGACGTCAATAACGGCCTCATACATGACTGATTTTTTTGCACTGCGCGTAACCTCGAAGCGGCCATGACCGCAATTTGGACAATAAAAGATTTCTTCCACACTTCCCCCTTTCAGCTCGCCATCCGAGCTTCAGCCTCGCTCATCTGCTGACCTTTGCGGTAACCATGCAGAAAACACCCCTCATACTCATAGTGCTGAGCACGAAACAGTGCCAGATTCTTGCCAAGTTTTCCGTCGGAAACCCCAAGCATCACGCCTCGCTCGGTTGCCATTCTCATTTTTTCACGGTTAATTTGCATTTTACCCCCATCCTCAGCCGTTCACGAGCCGCCTCTTTCTTCATGCGTGTCCGATCGGCCTTACCAAAGTTAAAAAACTCGTTATCGATTTGTTCATCCGTCATATCGAGATGTGCTGGCCGCTTCTTTTTTATCTCGACCGGTGCAGGCCTAAACAGTTCGTTGAACAGGATGTTTTGGTTCCGGACGCTACGGCGCGTTTTCATCTGCGGTTTTTCCTTCGTGATGCCTTAGCCAGCTTGCGCTTCCGGCGCCGTTGGGGATCAAGCCTCTTCGAAAAATTCGCCATCGTCTTTCGAGGTGGTAACTCTCTTTGGACGGCCATGCCTGCTGCTAAAAGATATGACAGAAGTGCGCCGCCGTTCGTAAAGCTATCGAGAGTATAAGCTCGTTTCTGTATCCCTGTTTCAGATTTTTCAATATCAGCATTCATAATCCAAGTACTCCCCGTATCTCCTTAGCCTTTGCTCTCATACCAGCCTCAAAGCTTTTTTCAAGGCGCTGATCTATGCTCTCCCTCATTACAGAGATATCGACATTTAGCAAAATCATAGTGTCGAGCCAGGCCTGAATACTCTCAAGGCTTGCTTCAGCTTCTATCATGTCTCGAAGATAGCGCCCTTCATCTGTATCCTTAAAAATCGTAATACCCAGTCCAAGAATACAGCCGCTACACCAATAGCAAGTCCTATTTTCTGAGATTGAATGCTCACCTGGTATTTTAAAAACCTTTAAGGCCGAACACCCCATGTTGCCGCTACCAATAACCACGTCATCCCACATATCAAAACCCCCTCTTTTTTTTATTCCAGGCACTATTTAAAATACAATATTGAACATAAGTCAATATAAAAATGAATATAGATCAATTATTATGCAAGACGCATCGGCATCACAAGAGCCTTCATCCCGTTCCCAGCGAAGCTGAAGGCGAACTCTTCACTGGTCAGCCCCATAGCAACCGTTTTTCCCATGGGCTTGATCGCATCGGTGATATAATTGACGTTCAGAGCAACATTGATATCCGGCTCAACAGCACCAGCCGCAATCGGAATGTCATACCGGTTACAGTCGCCGTTATATTCCGCCCTGCCACCAACAGAAATGGCGCCGCCAAACTTGAACTGGCCGCAAGCCGTCATCACGCCGACCTGCTCACACGCTGATCGCAGAAGTTTCGAATCGATACCGATATCGCTCTTGGCCGGCGCCAACAATTCTTCAAAATCAGGATAATCAAACCGGCAATTCTCAGTGTAAACCGTCATGCACCCATGGGTGAGCGCCGCCTCATCACCGCTCTTGGAAACCATCACGGCGACATCCTTGTCCTTTGCAATGGCGGCCACCTTCGATACGGCCTTCCGGTCAATCAGAAGGTTGACCTCCGATGTAATGACTTTCGAAAGCAAGTGCAGCCTGGAACCATCTGTTGAGGCTATCCGGCCATTCTTCTGTTCGAAAAAGATGCCGACGATGTGCGCTCTCAAATCGTCAGTGGCGCTCATGGACGGAACACTTACCCAGGCAAGCTCTGTTCCCGGGACCCTGACCGCTTCGGTCAGTGATTCCGGATAGGCATACTCTGGGAAATCTTCGGCTCGATCCAGCGGGATGTTCTTGAAATAGTTTCCAACCTTCAACTCATAGCCAACCGGGTTACCGCCGATCTCGGCCGGCGCGATATATTCCTCGGCCGTGAGCGTAATGAAGTCCTGATCGTCAGCCTTCAGAATCTTCCGAAGCAGCTCGGCATCCACCAGGAACATTTCGTCGATCTCCGCGACCGTCGGCTCTTCCTGCACATATCCGGTGGCGACCATGGTGGCCTTGTAAAGGTCGTGGTCAGCAAGGCACAATCCGAAGATGGCGTCCTTTCGATCCTGCTTGGTGGTGGCCGCGGCAACATCCGGCTTGTCCTTGAAGAGGTCGCTATCACATAGCGCCTTCAGGTCGACAGCCTTCATATCCAGCAGGCGTTTTCCGAAGTGCTCACCGATCACCGGCATCGGTGCCGGCTTGACCGTCACGGTTCGTTTGAAGTCGGTCATCTGCACAGCATATTCAGCCCTGGATGTGAGATCGGTGGCTACCACCTTCTGGCCGGCGCCATCGATAAGAATTCGAGCGCACGCCGGGATAGATTTTTGAGTGGTGAATTTCTTGACGGCCGTTACGGCTTCCAGCATTTCTTTTCTGTTAACTTGCATGTTACCCCCTATGAGTTATTGGTTATTGGTTCGATAAAACAAAAATACCCTCAAGGCCTACGCCTTACGGGTATTATTTTTTCATCGAACTAAATTTTTACTTACTCACATACTTTGACCACCACGAAGTAGTCGTTAAAAAAATCCCCAGCGACGATAGTGAAATCCCGGCCGTCCATAATCAAATTGAATTCCTCTATCTTCTTTTCGATCGGTATGGTGTCAGCCGGGAAGCGCTCTTCGAAGTTCGAAAGGTCTTCGTACCTGTGTTGGCGGTACAATTCCATTTGAAAAGATCTCGTTAACCCCACGCACATAACCTCACACGCATTTGCGCCGCCGTAAAGCAGCGCGACCATTACCAATACTATCAGTGCTTTTTTCATTAATCCCCCCCCATGTTAAGATATTTTAAATTGTGCTCTACGGCATCCAAACAAAAATCAACCCACGAATTATGGTGGACAGCTGTTGCGTCGTGGCACGGGTCTTTTCCGGTTTCCGCGGCATCCAACCAGTATTCCGCCCACCCCTTAAAATACTCATCCATCTGATAGGCCAGTGACCGAGCAAGGTCGTACCACATCTCAGGTGAGTGCTCACCGCCAACCCGCTCGTCATAGACATAATCTGTGTCCCAGTCGCCATCTTCATCAACCGACCTTGCAATGACAAATCGTTTGCCGTTCACCCTGCCGACGTCGAGAGCGTATGCGACTCTGTGCCACTGCACCGGACATTCCTTATCGCCGCAGCAATACACGCTCCAGTCGCCGGCTTCTGAACCCGACCAGTCAAAATCCTCATCACCCATATCGAATGTTTCAAACATTTCGTCTATGGTCATGATGTGCTTTTCTGGCCGCCTGTAATCTCGAAGGGCCTTCTCAAGTTTCTTGAAACGCTCTTCCTGCGCCGGCGTCATCTGGATAACATTGTCAACCGTCCAACGGTGACCACAATCGCCGCAATAAAAATCCACCTTTGGGAAATCTTCAGGGCAGGTTGTTTTGGAATAGTCGACCTTCTCGTCTTCGACATAAATCGATTCGCACTTCGGGCACTTGATGCCGTATTCATCGTACCATTCGATCGCATCGTCTGGCGGATCCCCCGGGCACTCAGTCATTGGGTTTCTCATTCGTCACCTTCCTTTTGATGTTCCACCCAGTCCCAGTAACCGAGTAGTGTATTGTCGTCACGGACCTCTCTGTGCCAATCATTGCGGGTCCACTCTGGATCTTCCTTCCAGATGTCTTGCTCTTCGACCGTGATCTTGAAGGCTTCCGGGTTCTTGATATTGGCGACAACGTTAAACCATTTGAGAGCGTCTTTCTCGCTATCGTCGTCACGGTAATAGGCGCGTTGAGAGCCTATGCCGTTGTCTCCGGCAGGTGAGTCAATTTGACCCTCATTAAACTCAACACCATAAACCAGCTGCGTTACGGTTATTCGATATTGCACGGTTCACCTCCAACAAAAGTTTTGACAAGCTCCAGAACCTTATACGCAAGACGGCTCGCCTCTTCGGCGTTTTCACCCTGTTCTTTTGTTGTGTAATTCCACCACTCTTGAAACGGAGATGATTCGACGGTACATTTGCGTTTGTAATAAGACTTCCTTCTCGTATCTGGCCACGGACAGTCCGCGCATCTGGACTTAATGTAAGCTTCACACAGCGGGCATCCATATTCGTATTCATCAAAAGGTAACTCACCTTCTGCGTAAAGCTCCCTTATCGTACTTCCTTTAAAGAACGAACCAGTTTCGGCCAGCCTTTGCCACAGTATTACGCATTCTTCTTCAGGTGTCATGTTCGTTACCCCCTCCTACATAATAATCCTGCTCAAGCCACACCTTGATCGATGAATATGGCGCCAAGTAGCCATTCACGGTCGCCAATACTGGCTGGTAAAGAGATCCCGGGAAGGCTTTTCCCTCGAATCCGGAAAGGCACACCTCGCCGCGGACATAACAGCTTTTGTTATTGCGGAATTCGTAGACAAAGCCGGCTTTCTCGAGAACCTGGCTTACATGCAGAGGTTCGATTCTATCATACAAGCTGAGCATCGGCGTTGTGAATGCCGGAAATCCAGACATGTTACCAATCCAAACGATCGATCCGGCCGGCGATACCCGCATCTGGCACGCTTCCGGACTAACCATCTTCGCGCTCACAATCCACTTCGGAAGTCTTTCGAGAAGGCACCAGCTATCATGCTTTTCCATATGACCGGCAAGCGCTTCCATCTTCTTCCAATGATCTTTCCAAAGTTCCTTGAGGAAGACAATTCGATTGTCAAAAAAGCTCATACCGAATAGACCTGCTGGCTTTTCGGCATAATCCAAAAAGCCTTTCCTGAACCTCAATTCCTTTACGCAATCGTCATCCAACTGGACGATAGCCAGATCCGGGTAGGCGCTAAACCAGCTATCCGTAGAGTGGCACAGCATCAATAGGTGTTTCATGTAGGCACCTCCTTCGGTTCAAAGAACCTCGCTTCTTTTCCGCAACTACCTATCCCCATTCCTCGTTCGTTCTGTGCGTAAAAGTTTTGTGCCAGGCCTGTAAGTCGATGCGGACGGATGCACTTACCTTCACTATGAGAGCTTAAATAACGGCAATCGATACACTTCGGATATTTTTTCTTCATGCCAGCACACCCCCTTCGCACCAGTAAGGCAGGAAGTTCCGAATATGGCTGTCATGGTTCGTGTGGACCACCTCCAATTCGATCTCGATACCCTTCTTTTCCGCCGCCTGGATAAGCCGTGTTTGATCGCAGTCTTCTTCGAGGTAAGCGACCGGGCCCTTCCGGTAAGAATAGTGGGTTATCTTGTTGGCTATCCCGAGGTACCGCAACGTCGCCATGCCAATTTCCACCCAGCCGTGGCCCGGGTCGTTATACTTTGTCAAAAAAAGTTTCTTTTCCATTTTTAAATCACTCCTATTTCTTCGAGTTTTAGCCAGGTGCGCTTCAGGCATTCGTTCGGGCCGAGAGCGTTACATGGGCACCTTGTTGATATTACGCCGATAAAGCTCCTGCAAACATAACAGTCGTCCCTTGACAACGGCCATTGTGGACAATGATTACATGGCCTTTCCTTTGACAGCATGACTAAGAGCGCGTTGATGTGAAGCGCTTCGTGGTATTCCTCATCGGTAAAAAACGGATTATCCATAAACGTTCTCCCATGGGTCTGGCTCCGATTCAATTTCTTCAATCTTGATCCCGGTTAGTGTGAAGATATCAGCCCACTCGAACCCGCACCTATGGCAGTGTACGCCTTGAGAAATATAGTCTCCACAATGGCTTGTACTCCCACTGTCTATATCAACGCTATAACACCGAGGACAATAGACGCCACCTTTGGCGAGATAATCTTCTTCCATTTTTTTATAGTTCATTTCGGCAACCTCTCAATCCTGTTTTTAGCCTGGTCGAACTCGCATGGTGTCCAGCTGACAAGCTCTTCCTGTTCATCCACAGTCAAGCCGTCCAGGACCATTGCCATAAAAGGGTCGATCTCATGCGATCCCCAGAAGAAGTGTTGGTCTTGGGTTTTCATTCAAGCCTCCGGTCCTTTCGTGATGTCTACCCGGTTGAAAGTGTAAATGTCGGTCCATTGCGATCCGCAATCGTCGCAATTCGCATCCTGGGTGACCTCGTTCATTCCCATTTCAAGGCAACCATAGGTAATATCTGACGTTCCACACACTGGACAAGTTTCAGGTTCCATTCAAACCTCCAAAACACGGCTTTTGGCCTCATCGATATCTTCAGGTATGCTCGATCCGATATCACTAAAGAGCTCCATATCGCCATAATATAAGCCATCGTAATAAATCAGATCTTCCACATATTTCAGTGATTTGTGCTGAAAGAATTTGTCGAGAGTGTGTATCCAACAAGCATAGGTAACCTGAACATTCTCAAACGGCCCGAAGAACGGCCCAGATGCACCCCAGGCATCCATGTCTTCGGTAACTGTTTTTCTTCCATGATAAAGATGTATATAAATTGCCATCACTCCCCCTCCTACCAGTCACACTGGTTCTGCCACGCGGCCTCATCCACCCGCTCGGCGATCATAATGGCGCACTCATCGCAGATTTCGCCTTCGTTGCACTCGTTCTCGCCGCAGAATTCGCAGATGGTCATAAGCACCCACCGCAGCACCCATGGGGCACGACTTCATTAACCTTCTTGAGAACTTCTACCCTCAAATCAAACGGAAAACCGGCCGGCCATGGATGAATTTTCCACTCGCCCTTGGCTATATGATAGTCTCCATAACCAGCATTAATGGTACGTCCACCAGATACAAGGCAGTCACCAAACTCCCACACACAGCCATTGATAGTTACGATCAGGTTTCCATCGCAAAGCTTTGGCCATGCCCCATCATAGTTGATCTCAATCATCGGTCCCCCTTTGGTAGCCTGCACGGAAAGTCACTCTTGAATAGCGTCGAGAAGCCGGCCTGAAGCGTTTGAGGTATCACGCTACCCACATTTCCCTTCTCTTTCCATGGACCGTATTTGTAACCATACCGCGTTTTATCTTGAAATCTCATGAACAAAACGCCATCGCTTCTTATCGCGGCCTGGATCAAGCCATGTATCCCGCCGGCGTATTTGGCTAAGACTTTCATCGAACCTCCTTAACCCAGAAAAGTGTGCCACATAGGATGCACCGATGGCGGGATACCTCGAACACTTCATCCGGAATAAAGAAATCGAAATCCCATATCCCAACATTAACGCTTTCTCTGTTTATCTCAATCGCATCGCCACCGCATTTAGGACAGTTCATGCCGCCTCTCTTTCTGCATCTGACCATGCATCCAACATGTTGACGATACCCTCCAGCGCTCTCCTCGCATCAGACGTCATATCGCCGCCGGCACAGACCTCTCCAAGAATAAGCCGCTGCTCTTCAAGGTAATCCACATTCACGTTTTCGAAGGTGATAGCACGGTGTTTGGGAATGATAATGGACCGAGCGTTGACGGTTGTTCCCAAACCAGGCGCCGGTCGAAGCGTTTCGCTGAAAGCCTCCCACTCTTCCTGAGTCGGAACAGATAGGTTATATTTCTTTTCATTACCCGATGCCAGCCATCCTGAGCAATAATCGCCATGCTTCAGGATGAGATAGAACGCATCTGGGTAGTCGGAAGGTGGTTGCCATATTTTGGACATGCCTTTCTTGCGGTCCATAATTTTTGTGCAAGCAGTGCACCATGGTTCACAGTCACCAAAGGCAGCCGCTCTTTTCCCGCACTTCGGACATTCCCAGGCTGGCGCGTAAATATACTCACCCTTAATGTGGCAATCCACAACACACCCGGGATCGCCCGCCGTCATCCGGACAGAAAAACGAGCGTTGCATTTGTCGCAATAGATGGCCGCGTGCGATACAGAGGTGAATTTCGAGTGCCCACATACCGGGCAGGTTAAGGCGTCCCACTCGAACGGGTTGAATCCGCCGATGTTCTCGATACAGAATGTCATACCCCCACCTCCGCATCTTCCAGCGCACGACGTCGCGCTACCAATGCCAGAGTCAACGGCTCGATCTGCTCCCGGCACCACAGCTTCGCCATCATTTCGGCCAAAAACCATGTCTGTGCGCTGAAAGTTTTCTCCATCACACGAACACCCGGGAAAACTTTCTCCCGTTAGCCCCACATCGAGTGAAGCGGGTGGCCGCCAATAAGAACGCGCTCTCCAAACCGCAATGATTCATGAAGCTGAAGGTTTTCGTCAGCAGGTAGGCACACAGCGCCGGTAACGGTTACCAGATCACCAAGGATTGGCTTCTGTTGGCCTAAGCGGTCGGTTGTAAGCCGGGCGTGAAGGTCGTTCCCAAGTTTTACGGATATTAATCTCATGCTATTCCTCCTTAAATTCGGTTCCAAATATTATTTTAAAGTGGATAGCCTGCTTTTCCCTTGCGGCATCCCTTGCGGCATCCCTTGCGGCATCCCTTGCGGCAGCCCATGCGGCATCCCTTGCGGCATCCCTTGCGGCAGCCCTTGCGGCATCCCATGCGGCATCCCTTGCGGCAGCCCATGCGGCAGCCCATGCGGCAGCCAACTCTTCTTCTGAAGCTTCACCGTGTGCAAAAAGGTGCACAGTTCTCACAGCGTCACGGCTTCTTTTATCTTCCATGAGATGCAAAATATCCTGACAACAAGCCACGGCAAAGAGTCTGTATCTCTTCGCAATATCATCCCCTTCGAGTGCCGATTTGGGGACCCATAACACATCGTTAAGCCCATTAATTTCCAGAATCTTTACAAGCTGGATGGGTGTCTCGTCTTTAAACCCTCTACCAAGACCTTTCTTCAGATGCTTGTAGCGTTCGGTGCAGGCTTTCGCCTCTCGCAATTTCTTTAATGTCGTGTAGGGTATCATCAAAAATGCTCCAAACTCCTAATGGTTGCCTCATGCTTTGCGCACGCATAAGAGTTCACATGCTCCCGCAGCGCCGCCGTGACCACGATCTTCGCCAGCACAGCTTCATTCGGGTTGTAATCGGCAGGATCAATCGCGCCGCTTCTCCTATATCGCAAGATCGTAATGCGAAGGTCATCTATCACCCGCTCAAGCAGCTCGTTTATCTTTTCCCCGTGTCCCATCTTCTGCCTCCATGAGTTTCGACCAGCGGTTTCTCAAATCCTCAGCCACCAAGTAGGCCACAAACTTCTGCATATCTGGGTCGAAGTGCTTGTGAACAACAAAAAAGGCGCCAATAAGGTTCCTGACGGCGCGGATCTTCCACGGGTTGGCTTTCTTTTCCTTAAGTTTATCTTCCAGCGCCGCCAGCAGTGCCAGTGTGAGCGAGGTGTAGTTCTCGATTTCCATGTCCTGCAGGTAGTTTTGGAAGGCATCAAGGATTGCGTTCAGCCGCTTCATGCCGGCGGAATCCAGCTGGCCAGGCCATTGGGTAAAGGCATGGTCGCATGAATGCTTGACGGCCTTTAACGCACCGGAAAGTTCCATCAAATCGTCTTCTGGTAACTTTTCCAGCAAGGTGTTCGCCTGTGATTCGGCGATCGCAAGAACGGCAATGGTGTTTATGAAGGCTGTGCTGGCCATTGCGCCTCCCTTCCGGCTTGTTGGAACAGGTCAGCTGTTCTTTCCGGGTCGATTTCAACGAGGTCGCCTTGATAGATGTAGGCAGGACTATCGCCATCGATTACCGTGTTGTGGTCGCAGTCCTCGTCGTAATCGCAGATGGTCACATCAACTTCCGTGTTGGTGACGATAGACGTGATAACTCCGCCTTCAATGGCGATCCAAATTTTTGGTTTCATAGCTGGTTCTCCTTAGGGTTGGGATTCTGGGACACCAAGGCGCGAGGGCCTTGGTGGTTGGTACGCAAGAACCATCTGTGGTTAAAAGCTGAAGTGGCTCGCATACGAATCCTGTGTTTGAAATACTTCTTGGCTCGCAATTTAATCATGTGGCTAAAAGCGTTTTTGGCTCGCATTCGGATACTGTGTTTAATTATTCATCTGGCTGTCAAACATCAATTAACCATAGGCTGCACTGGCCGCCCGGCTGGCGCAACCGCCATGCCAACGTCGTAAGCTGTCTTGGCCGCAATCAATGCCGCCTTCAACTTTTTGATTTGCTCGTGCTGCTCAATGATGGTCCGCTCTTGTTCGGCGATGATCTCATCCTTCTGCGAGAGCTGCCTCATCAGGCTTTCAACCGTCGGTTTGGCGACCACTGGTTCCTCGCGCTTGGCCTTCAGTTCCGGCTTCTCGTGCTTTGCGATGACCTTCTCGACAAGCGCCGGCGTGACTTTCTCAATTGGAACAGATGCCAAGTCGTTAAAGACTTTTTCTTTTCCGACGGCGCCACACCGATGGTGCGCTGCAATTGGGATAGACGGACCATACTTCACAGCCTCGACTGGTGCGCCGATAAAGGCGAGCTTGAGGTCACCGTACCGGCCTGGGGAAAGGTCGAACATGGTTTTCACATATTCGTTAAAGGATGCGTTCTTAAATCTCGGGTTTTCCCTGAAGCGCTTGGTGTAATCCAAGTAATACAACGCACGGATGAAATTCTTCTGGTGCCTCAGCTCAAGAATTTTCTCACGTGCCGCTTCGGTTTCGATCTGGGTAATGGATCTGGTGTCATACTTTTTTTTCAATTCTTCGATAGCTTGCATTGTTTTTTTCCTTTTTTGGGTTTGGGGTGACGCATTGGCAAATTGTGTTTAAATGGAACCCTGGCTCGCAAAATGATGATGTGCCTAATCCAAAGTTTGACTCGCAATAATTTTCTGTGTTTAACTTTCCAGCTGGCTCGCATCCTCAAGCTGTGTTTAAAAAAAATAGATGGCTCGCAACCTCGGATCGTGTTTAATTTTGGCGCTGGCTCGCAAACGTTTTTTGTGATTAATCGTGAAAATGGCTCGCAAAGTACCAATAGGGTTAATCTTCATAATGGCTTGCAGGTTCATTGTGTGTTTAACCGGAACAGTGGCTTCCCCGGTGGCCACCAACAGACGACCACCCAGTACTTTCTTTATGCCTCTACCAACTCTTCCACCTCAACCTCGATATCTTTCTTAAAATAAAACGGCTCGATAATCCCGGTATGTCCCAAGATCGTCCCAGCATAAGGCTCGCTGACCGGCTTCCCGTCAAGCGTCCGCGCGACGGTCCAGAAGTGGGACAAAAATAACTTCACCGTCTCGTGCTTCGCCATGTTTAAACGATGGCCTTTGGTGGCGTCCGGATGGGTCCGTTCACGTTTTCGCTTGGAAGCTTCCAGGAAGGTTTTATACTGTTCGTCTGCCGGATGCCGGTTAACCTGTTCGCCAAAGTGATAGGTAACTACCCGGCCGCGGCTCGACCAGTCCGAGACGGTTCCTTTCTTTCGCTTCGGCATCTTCCCGTCAATGACGTGCCGCCCCATGTAATGCCACCACCCGGAAATATTGGCGAAATCCTTCTCTTCAATGGCATGATGGGTGTGGCCTTCGCCCTTGGCGCTCTTCTGGCAAGTCGAGCACCAGAAGGTGTTGAAAGATTTGCCTTCCTCCTCGACAGCTTTCTTCTCAAGTTTAGTGCCGCACTTCTCGCACACCGGCGTGAAGCGGTAATAATAGAGCAGGACCAAATTCCCGGCGATGAAAGGGCCGGCACCAGGGACGTGCTTCAGCCACTCGGTCCAGACCGGATAAAATTCGAGGTCCTTTTCGATGTTCCGGGACAGCTTGCCTTTAATACTTTCCAGATTCTTTATGAGGTCCTGGTGTTTCTCGCTGGCATCAGGGTTCATCGACCCGAGCCGGTTTTTCGTCGAAACGAGCATCTTGCAAAGGTCATCATAGGTCCTGCAATTGAAGCTTAAATTTCTTACTACCATTTCGTCTATCATGCTGTTTTTCCTTTGTTGTTTTGCCGTAATAGTACGGCGGTTACAGAGTTGGTGCCGCAAAAGCGCGGCGGTTTTTGGTTAAGCATTTCCTATTTGTGTTTTAAAAGGAAAATGGCTCGCAAGACATTAATGTATTCAATTTTCAAAATAGCTCGAACATCTTTTATTCCTGTTTGTTTCTCACATATGATCTTTCCAGATCTAAACCTATCTCTTTGACGCATCTTTTCGCGGCTTTTAAATGTTTTAGTACATAGCATCTTTCCACCTCATGATATTTGTTTAACCGATTCAGTTGCTCGCACTGGCAAGTTGTGTTTAAAATCAAACCTGGCTCGCAAGCTGGGTATGTGTTTAAAGAACGTCCTGGCTCGCAAGCCTGATCTGTGTTTAATAAGGACAATGGCTCGCACAACAAGCCTGTGTTTAACGGCCGGAATGGCTCGCAATTGCTTTTTGTGTTTAATTTCATGGCTGGCTCGCAATCTGTTTCTGTGTTTAATCGAAACTTTGGCTTATCCCCAGAGCGCCATGACAGCACCAGCACCCAAAGTACAGACGCCAACGCACATCGCAATTTCTTCAAAGTATTTGCGCAGTTTCTTTCCCAGAAAATCCGGCAGGACCACCCGGCCAGGCGCGAACCCGGTTTCCACCAGCCGGCCGCGTTCCCGGTAACTTCGTGGCACCCGGATTGAGGCGCCGTTTTTCGAAACGACGGTAATGCTTTTGTCCGATGTGGCCGTAACGCCTTGAATTTCAAAGCACATGGTCATGGTTCCCCCCAAGGATGTCGTTCTTTACGAGTTTCAGAATTCCGGCCGCCAGATAGGCGTCGGCATAGGCGTCAACGCAATCTCTATCCAGGCCGCGCCGGATGATGGTCTTGGCCGTCTCATGGACAGACGGATTCGCCATCACGCCTTCAATGACGTTCATAGTGTCTTTCGATACGTAACGAAGGTTTAGCATTCTCAACAGTCCCTTCCCCATCGCTGGGTGATAAGAATCCGGCGCTTGGTTCGCCAGAAGTGCGGACCGTCCTGAAAATATCTTCCAGGACCGCCATAATAGGCGCCTCTGATCCCGATCTCGATCATAATTTCCTCGTCGGCCTGATCGTTGTTTTTCAGCAACCACCAGGCCAGGCCGGAATCTTCGTACTTGTCCCAGTATTTCACGCCTTTTTTCATGGTTCACCTCGTGGGTTAAGGCGCCGGGGTGGCGCCTTGTGGGTTGGTTATTAAGGTTTTTCCTTCGGTCTTACGGTAAGGTTCGGCTTAAAATAGACGCTCGCGCCGAGCTTCCTTGAATCTTTTAGAAGGTTCTCGACCCATTCCCATTCGGGTTGGGATTCCAGTCCGCGACTATTACGGCTTCTGCCACCAACAATCACCCAATCGACTCTGAAGTCACTCTTCAAGGTAATGGGTTCAAGCATAGGTTCACATGACAGGAAGAGAATGTTGTCGATATCTTTAATTTTCTCGAAAGCCACGCCGGCCGAATCAGCTCTTGCCTGCGTATCGGCTGTTGCACCCAGCAAACAGTTCTTCGGAAACTCAAAGTCGGCATAGCGTGCCGGGTTTTTCGTGAGGAATAAAAAATTCCATTGCGGGTTTTCGCCAACAACTGTCAGCACGCTTTCGATCCACTCATCCGGCACCCAAGGGCCAAACAGGTCAGCCATGCTGCAAACGAAGACATTGTTATCCAGCACGCCCGGGGGGACTGGCGTATTCGCCGCCGCGCACAGCCTTTCCGGGTGAAACGTAGGCTCAAATGTGCCATCGAATCTCATGCCGATATCGTAGGCATAACAATACTCGCACCCATATTTACATCCGGTTACCGGGTTCCACGAATATTTGGCCCACTCGATATTTCCATTGGTGACGTTGAATTTCGATGTCGATCTTGTTATCTCTTTCTCTTTAATTTCCTGCATTGCCGCGTTAATGGTCTTGGCGCCTGCCTTAACCTCCTCGGCAATTTCTGGATCAGCTTTTTCGATAGCCTTCGCCATACCGACCATCTTCCCGGAAACGCCTACGGTTTTCGCGGCCTGCTCGCGGGATTCGTTCTCGTGCCGTTTCTTTGTGAGGTCTTCAAGCCAATTCGTTTTTGACGGGTATGGTTCCGGTTCTGGCTTTTTCTTGGCTATTGATTTAAGCCAGTCATCGCTTCCGGGGTTTGGTTCCTGTTCCTGATTTTTAGGTTGCGGAATAACCCAAGGCTCTTTGGGTTTTATAACCGCTTCCGGAAAATCTTCCGGAAGCGGTTTGCTGCCATACATACCTGGTCCGCTTGTAGCCTGCCGATCCTTAGCCATCGCCGCATACATCTTCTCCACCTCGATAGCCAGGAACGCCCTCTGACTCTGGTTCAGGTGCCGGCGGTTCAAGTTTTCCGAAAGGACATAGGCGATCGGATCTACCGGATTAAATTCCTCGATACGCACGTCATTTTCAACATCAATTGACGCGCATAGCCTATTCCGGCCATCTATCAGCAGTCCGGCAGATGTAACCCGTGCCGGATGAAGGAAGCCGTTTTTCCTGACATCTTCCACCAAGGCCAAATATTCTTCATCGCTCATCATCGGCATTAAGTTCGCCGCCGGATGTACCCCAGCCAGATCATAGAGTCGAACAGCTTCTTCTAATTTTTCTTTGAAATTTATTGGCATGACCGTTCCTTTTTGGTTAGAAAAAGCGTGTCTATAAGCTGACCAAAAGCGCCACCTGCTTCTCTATATCGAGCACGATCATGGCTTTTTTTAGCGCCAATCTGCCAATACAGAAATGCGTTATCGACATCTTCGCCATACCGGCCGGTTTCCATCCATTTCGTTGGTCCGGTTATCAGGTAGGCCCATTGCGCATCATCTCCACGAAGCGAAACAAGCATTGCATCGTGCCATTCAGGAAGCCACGTCAATATATCCTCAACATGATCATACCATTCGCGCCTTTTCTCTATCGAAAGACGCTTCAAGCCGCCAACATTACAGCCGAGCGTGGTGAGAGTGGTCGTATATATCGGCGCAGATTCGAGAAGTTTTCTCGTTAACGGCCAGTCTTTAATCGAGTTTGGGTCGGAATGGATAAAAGCTATTGAGTTTTCCGGTGGGTTGTTAGGGAATCGGCACAAATCAAGAGCGTTAACATTTAGCGCATTCTTGAAACTGCCTGAAAGTGTTGCGAATGTTATCGGATCTTTTTCGATAAAGAATGCGTCGCACTCGACGTTCCTGTCTTTCATAAATGCCAAATGCTTGCTAAGTATTTGCGGACTTGAAATTCTCGAATGATACGACGGTAAACCATCCCCAGCGCACAAATCAAGAATAGTGTATTGCCTCCTCATAGTGCTGCCGAGCTTACCAATTGCCAGCATCCCGGCTTCTCGACCCACAAGTTTGTTCAACAAAACGTGTTTTCCAAGAGTTCGATTTTTACTGCTTCCTACTGCCATTTCCACCCCCATTGTGAAAGTTTCGGTTCAAAATTTCTTCCACAATGGGATAAAATTGAATTTCTGTCAAGATAAAATTGAAGTTGGGTGTATTTTTTTTCAGGCCGCCTTTGCTCTCGCAGCTTTGTATCCCAAAAGCTCACTATCCAGCCGTGCGGAAATTTTCTTCATACTCTTGATAACGTCCTCAATTTCCGTAATGCGCCGGCTGTTACAATTCACCAACAACCCGGCCTTGTCATCGGCAAAGGGTGTTTCCCGGAATTTCGCCATAGCGGCAAAGAGCTGGCTGAAGGCGGATTTGGCCAGTGCTTTGTCTTTGTTTGTTTCCACCGGTTTAGCCTTATCCAGAAGGCTCAACTGGGCCTCTTTTTCAAGGAACACTTCTATGTGTTTCAACATGCTGGCAACATCTTTTCCGCGCCGTGACACATCATAGCATTTCATAACCCGGCTCGGCTTCACAGTGGCCAGTTTTCTGGCAACCGCTTTAGGCAACCGGCCAGCGTCAAATTCGCGTAGCAAAATTTCGGGCAAGCCAAGTATCGGCAAATCGGCTTTGAGTGTCGTCAACGAAGTCCCAAATGCCTTGGCGCAAGTTTCCAAAGGAATGCAATGGACGTTGACGGCCTTGTCGATCGCCTTGAGAGTTTCCAAAGCTCCCATATCCTTCCGAACGGCGTTATCCATGATCTGGTCCACAAAAATGTCACCATCAGTCTCTTCTGAATAGTCACAGATCTTCGCTTCGATTTCCAAGCCATCATCACCGGCACGGAAACCTTCCCTTTCGCTACCATCCCAGTACATATTCACATACAGGGACACCGCCGTATAACGACATTCCCCATTGACTATCCAGTACCGACCAGGAATGTCCGGGTTTTCTCTTACATGAATTGGGTTCTTTAGACCCCTTTCCGCAATAGAGACGGCCAGTTCATCCCGCAGGTATTCCACGGGTTTGGTTTTTCGTGGTTGATGAATATCCGGGTCGATCGCGCTGATTTTAATGAATTGAGTTGCCATGAGTTTTTCCTCCAGGTGGTTGGATTTTAAAGTTTGGTGGGTTTCGAGAGGCCGATTTCTAAAATAATCAAAAAAAACAAGAATCGAGGCCTTCTTGACGGAAAAAAAAAATTCTACATGTGCGGGTGCGTTTTCCGGGAAATTAAAGATGTTGATTATTTGTTTTTTTTTTTTTTTTTATTATTACTATACTAGAAGAAACCATCAAATTTTCTTGCTGCAAAGTTGATCAATCGACACCGGCTTGAATTCAATTCAAGGCTTTTTCCAGCCGGTGTCGATTGAACA